GTGGCTATCATAAGACATCTTCCAACGTCCCGGTTCTGGATTGCTCAATTTGCCCGCAAACTCCCTGACGGCGCGTGGAAAACTGTTTCCCGCTCCACAAAGATTCCAGTTGAACCGCCTCCCGGTTCCGAACAAACGGCCAAAGAACTACGGGAAACTGCTCAAGAAATCGCCAACACCTACGAACGTACCGCCAACCAGAAACTCAAGGCTACCCATATCCGGCGCGTACTCGCTGACCTGAGTAATGAAACGCTCAGGCTTCCATCCGTGCGGGAATGGATTGAAGAGAGGCTCGCCCTCATGTCCAAAACCAAAAAAGAAGCCACCTATCGGAACTACAGCGACGCAACGCGCCTCTTTTTTGAATGGATAGAAGAAAAAGACGTTCTTCCGCTGGATTCTGTTACTTCCATCATGATGGACGAATTTCAAAACTGGCTGAATAACCGTTTCCGGCCATCCACCCGCAAAAAACATTTTAGTGCCATCCGCCATTTTTTCAGCACCGCAAAAAAACTGAACCTGCTGGACACCGACCCCTGCGAAGCGGTGACGCATCTTTCATCCCTCTCCCGCACCGTTTCCGTTGAAGTTGCCCGCCGCCCGTTTACCGTGGAAGAGCTTCAACTTATCCTGACCAACAGCAATGAGGAATGGCGCAGTATGATACTCACCTCCCTATATACAGGCGGCCAGCGTCTGGGAGATATTGCCTGCCTCCAATGGGATGCCGTGGATTTTGAGAAAGGCATTCTCCACTTCCGCACCCAAAAACGCGGCAAATCCCTCGTCATCCCTTTGTGGAGCCGTTTACGCGCCTTGCTGGAAGAAAGATACCCCCACCGCACCAACGAATACATACACCCCTCCGCGGCTCAAAAATACCAGCGCACGGGAAAATCATCCACCCTGTCCAACGAATTCGGGAAAATCCTCTTCACCTGCGACCTCGTTGAACGGGATCCTTCTCTTGCCGGGAAACGGTATCAGAAACAATATGGAACATCTCAGGAAAAAACCCGGCACAAAAACGCCCTCTCCTTTCATAGTCTGCGCTACACAGCTACCACTCTTCTTCATGAAGCGGGAGTGCCGCCCCTGATTGTACAGAAAATAGTAGGCCACGATTCTGCGAAGATCCATGAAGGATATGCCGCTTTCTCTTTGCGGGAATCGGAAGAAGCCTTTAACAAATTGCCCTCATTCTAATCGTTGCTGATAGCGCCGGCCAGAATCAGGCCATGCCCCCGTGCAATGCTCAATTCCAAGGCCCGCTTGTATTGTCCGTCCGTTGGAGCCACAACATTCACCCAGCCGTTACCCTCACTTACAGCGAACGGTTGCATGCTCCCGGCTCCACAACCACACTTGGCACCAGTCAAATCAACCTCGTCCATCAGCACGCTCACTTTCGGGGTAACAGCTTTCATCCCGTTAAACTCCGGCAAATCCATTTGGGTCGTCCTCAATACGGCATTAAACGGCACACTCTTTTTTCCTTTTCCCACGCAATCATAATCGCGGGCTTCCCAATCCATCTTTTCAAGCGTCAATTCTCCATCCCTCTGCACCGCAAAGAACAATTCATCGACAGCCCTCCCTGTTGCCGTACAGGCCAAGCCAACAACATCCCCCCCAAAATCCCAGCAAAACCAAGAAGCAAGTTCCTGATCCGGATTATACAGCATCCCCATCAATTTACCTGCATACTCCCCGGATTCCGGAACAACCCACGCTACCGGTTCCGGCGCACGTTGCCATACCATCCCGTTAATTCCTCCGCTCAACACGCCGTAGGAAAATACGGTCATGTCTCGTGCGAAATAAAATTCGCTGTCCATCGAATAACTAATACGCCTCAGCCTCTTGCCGGAACGGTCTACAAACATAATTGCATCCGTAGTCATCAACACGTCACTTGTTGAAAAGCTTCCGCAATTACTGTGCTGTTCTGCTACGGCGGAGGAACTGCTCAGTACATCAGCTTTAATAGACCTGACGGCCACTTCCCCGCAGGTTGTTCCACACAGCAAAGCCGTCCCGGAACTCGCCGCCCACACAAGTTCGCTTTGCTGACTGCTCACAAGCGTTAATAACATGGCATCCGCCGTATTATCGCCGGTACGGAAATTGAAATAATCGTCCACGGCACTAAACCACAGCGTCAGAGGCTGTCCGGACGTACCGCCGAACACCAGCCGTCCGGCATGTAACACGCATGTTACAGGGAAACCGTTTTGTTTCCGGAATGCAAAAAAATCCCACTCCCAGCAATGACGCACGTCAAACATGTCAGGATCATTTAACAGGGTCACTTGTCCTGTCCCATCATCCTTTAAGGAAACAATCTCCGCATAATTGATTAAATCAAACCTCTTACGCTTAAAATACTTCTTGCCCATATTACTAACGGCAAGATTAACGTCATGCTCTAAAATAACGCACCTCATCAACAAAGGAACGCCATCATTATTGCCCGTTAAAATGACCTCCGTATTAGGCGTATAGCTATCAACATTGGTAATCATGTTCTCCCACCTCAGACCATCAGAAGAAGTCTGAACCGCCCACAAATTATAATCGGATTTATTGACAGACCCAAACTCAAATTCCCCGCTCACCACCGAACGGAAAAACTCTATCCCAGGTTCAAAATAAGACGGCCACGCATCCAGATCAGCACCGCTTGCTACCGTTGAATCAGCAGTCCATTCCTTCACGCAAGTCCAATACTTGCGAATGCCGGAAATATCGGAATACAACTTTTTACCTACGGCATAACTCGTTGTCTTAAGGTTTGCCGCCGACAATCCATTCATGTGTTGGCTCACATCGAAATACCTCTTCCGTTCGCTGATTTTATGCCGTATTGCCAGTACGTCGCCTACACAAAACATCTTACCGTCATACTCCGCGCGAATCACATCCCCATCTTCGGAAGGTGTTACAGTCATCCTGCGGAAAACCTCTATCACAGGCTGTTCCGTCCAGTTGAAATTACTGGAATATTCATAAAATTTAAACCGCAACAATGTATCTCGCTCTGCAGTTTCTTCTAATTCCGTTAGTTTCCCGTCAAATCGGGTACGTTCTTTCCAAGAAGATCCGTTATCAGTAGAAACCTCTATAATAACTGTACCTGTCCATTTACCCGGAAAATTCAAACGATAAGTCATGCCTCCCGCAACCGTCACGGAAGGGAAATAATTATAATAAGCTTCCGACTTGCCCGTAGTCAAACTGGCCTTTTCCCAATAATAAACCCCCTTCCCTGAATGATACTGTACAATGATAATATACTCATTATTCAGCTTATATCCATGTTGCTTCACATATTGCTGAAAGCCAAAGCTATAAGTCTTCCTGTCCACTTCTACCACTTCCTCCCCCGAATCTGACGTATTCTCTCCGGTCTCTCCCCGTTCGCAAAAATCCCAGGCATCCGCTACCCTGAAATTCACTCCGGAAAACGACAAAGGGAAAGACTGATTAAAACTCCCCTCCAATGGATAATGATCCCACGTAATTTCCGCCACATCATACACGCCGCCCCGGTTCGTCAGTTTCACGGGCAATCTGTTGGAATTGGTAATGATAACCAAATCGTTAATTTGCCGCATCCGGACAATACCTCCATTAGAATCATAAGCGCATCGGAATAATTTGACACCATCCTCAGAAAAAATAATCAACTCCGCGTCCAGCACCACGACTACAGCCAACATCCCGTTCGACCAGCGGAACGCCTGCATGGCAACAGGTCGTCCGGATAAATCCGCCAACCACCGGCTACCGAAACGCCTGCGGACGGCACCGGATTGCAACAACTCAAAATTCTTCATTTCCACGCATGCGCGGGAAACTCCATCCACATCAACCCTCCCTGCCAAATCACGGGACATCAGCCCGGAACCAAAACCAAACCTGCTAAACTTCATAAATCAATAAGTAGGGGGGAAAAAATCACCATCCACGCCAATCATGGCATCCAGCGGAGCCACAACCCGCCCATTACTCGCATACTGCCTCACATCAACCAATTTTGCCTCATCTAAAATAACATCGTATAACTTATGCAAAGACAGCTTCTTATCCATACTTCCTGACACAATCACGGCCAAACGTTCTGACGTTTTACACACAACACATTCTATAAAATATGCCGGCAGATCTGCCACACCGTTATTCTCCAAAGCATCCACGCAACTCCGAGAGATATACAACACTTCTAAAGAATTTCCTGCAAAACACCTTAATTCACGGCCAAGCAGTTCATAGCTCTTTTCTGAGCACCATAACAGTAAAAGAAAATCATCAGGAAGAGCAAACGCTCCATCATTCCCGGATAATGTCACTCTTTTTCGTGCAAAATACCACGAATGACCTTCCAGACATCTCAACAATACCCCCTTGATGATCTTTAATGACTGTTCATAATGAGGATGCTCGCAACCCGGCAATTCTGTCACCCCTAAGGCTTCATACGCTTCTTCGCGTATATCTAAAATACTGATATTCATTTGTTCAGGTATTGGTTAATAAGATGTTCCGACAAGTCATACTCCACGTAGGTGCTGTTGAGATGCCATTCCGCGTGTTGGGCTTTGTAGGCTGTACGCTGCTTCCTGCTGTGCAGCATGTGCATCTCCTGCTTACGTCCGGGAGTTTCAATGACAAGTAAGTAAAGGTATCTTCCGGCATGATTGCATTGATTATCTTTAGTCATCGTCTTTGTTATTTTTTTGTTCTATCCACTCCAAAAGAGCCGCTTTCTTTTGCTCATTGGTTAATTGATTCATTGTTATTCATTTACAGTAGTGAAAAACTTGAAAAACTCCACGGCGGCGGGTTCCGTGATCACAAAAGCCGGGTAGTCGCGGGCTGTGAAAATCCTGCGTCCCCCGTGGGGATTAACAGCCTCCACGGCCAGATACACCGCCTCCACGGCCACAATAGGGTTATCCTCATTGACATGATCCGGGTAATACCAACCTTGTGTTGCCCATACCTGGACGGCCTGCCAATCCTCCCCCAGCCCCACCAGGGCGGCAACGACGGCCTGCATCGCCGGGGCATGGTCCGCGGGTATCTCGTCCTGCGTAAAACGGTCTATGCGGGTGTACCCGTCCGCGTCCTGATAGACGGCTGTCAGGGTGAATTCATCCCACTGACCCGGACGGGGGAACTGAATCTGTATTTCTGAATTATTCATGATTCTAATGGTATGTTAATATCTTCAAAATCAGCCGTTTCCTCGGATTCAATGGCATTGACGGCCATTGCTTCCAATGCGTGATAGGTTGGATTGGTCAATCCATTGGCATAAAGGTGCCTGGTGCCTGTGCCCGCGTCGGCTGAAAGGGCATATGTTTTCTCATTGCGCGCGTCGATAATCAGGGTGCTTACGCCTGTTCCTGCCTCGAAAGCGATGAAGCCGCGGAGAGAAGCTATCTTGAACAGGGTATTGGTACTGCCGCCTCCCAGCTCCATATAAAGAGCCGCCTTTTCCTCCCGCACTGCTGTACTCGGCAGCCCGCTCTGCATGTAAATAAGCCTGTTCAGCCCGTTCGGCATCAGCTCATTATGGCCTACCGGAAGAAATACGGTTGTCGTTTTCACCTGCCAGTGTCCAACGGACGATACATAAAAAATTTCCCTTACTCTGATATCATACCCCTTGCGGACAGTATCGTAAGGCGTATTGATGGTGACATCGATGACTTCCCCATGGTTGACGGCCAGCTCGTTCCCCGGAATCATAGAATAAGAATCCATCGTCAACCCGGTTCTGTTGGTTTTTGAGCCGCGGCCTATGCCAAAAGTAAATTTAGCGAAGGCTGTCGCGTTGACCGCAAGGGAAAATCCGCACACGGAACTGTAATTAAATTGACCGTTAGGCCCTATCAGGGGAATAACCGCTGACCCGTACGCATTGGCCCCGGCAGAAGCTGCGCCCACCGAAAAACGCTGCGTCAACCCGGCAAGAGTACCTTTGGAAGATTTAGAAATGGAACCCGCGACTGTGATCGAACTGGAATTAAGGTATATAGGCTGAACCAACGCTGATACAGCACCGGCCAATCCTAACGTATAAAAGCGATTAACCGCGCCCGTATCGGTCGGCGCGCCCGCGGCAAGCGGGATGTTGACGCCGCCGTTGGCATTAATAGCTCCCGCCGCCGTCAGACCTCCGGCCAGCGTCATGTTGCCGGAGGCGTCCACCTGCGGTATGGCCTCAAGGGCCTGCTGGGCTTCTGTGGCGGAGTTGGCCGCGCTGGTGGCCGCTGTCGTGGCATTAGTTGCCGCCGTATTGATACGCCTCTCCACCTGGTCAATGTTATCTTTGGCGGTTTCCACATCTTGAACAAGCGGCGTAATCGTCCCCACCGCGGCCCTCCGGGTAGATTCCACAGATGCCACGGCAGACTTTTCAGCTTCCGTAATGGCCGCGGTAGCCGTCTCTTTAGCTTTCTTCACCGCCTGAACCGCTTCTTCCCGGCCTGATTCCACAGATGCCACAGCAGACTTTCCAGCCTCCGTAATGGCCGTGGTAGCCGTCTCTCCGGCTTTCTTCACCGCCTGAACCGCTTCTTCCCGGCCTGATTCCACAGATGCCACAGCGGACTTTCCAGCTTCCGTAATAGCCGTGGTAGCTGTATCTACAACATACCCAAAACCATCTACTTTCTGTACAATAAATTCTTTCAGTTCCCGAACAGAAGAAACATGGTCTCTTGCCTCTTCGGCAAACGCCCCGGCTTTTCGGCTTAGTAAATCTACCAGCCCAACTTCCGATAATTCAACAAGAATGATGCCATCCGTATTATCTGGCAAAACCAACGTAGCCGCATGATTAACAGAATAGCTTTCCTGATCCAACGGCGGCATTACACGTCCGGAAACCACAAAGGCCCCTCGAACCAACGCTTTTTCCACCTGTCCCGTCACTAAGAACAAATCGAAACTATGCCGCCCGGCTGGAAGGCCAGACCATCCAAACAATACCTTCCCACCTTCTACGGAGCACATCAATTCCTGCAGGGGAGCCGTATTCACGGCCCCCCTGAAAGTCACGCCTTCCAAATCTACCACACTCCCCGTAGAATCTGTAAGCGTCAGCTCAAACACCTGAGCCAGACCGCTCACCGTCTTAATATCCATCACGGCGGGTTCCAGCCCAGCCCACGTATTCAGCTCAACCATATCTTACACCTGTTGGAAATACCCATCTATGGCGCGGGCAATCGCTACGCAAAGCGCGTCAACCCGCTCTTCCAGCCTGTCGCAATCCGTTACATGAGAAGACGCAAACGCAGGCTCCAGCATCAACGCCGGCATCCGAGTATCCTTAAAATAATAATACCCCCTGTCACTCTTACACTTGATCGGCTTCAAACCGCGATCAGGAAGCCTCAGCACATCACACATCGCCGCCTGTATCAGTTCAGCCGCTTTCTTCCCGTTTTTGGAGGCGTACCAATACAACGTTTCCGTCCCTCCAATTCCCGTATCTGCGCCGTTAAAATGAAACTCCACGGCCAAATCCGCGCCAACGGCATTACACCTCCGAGCCGCGTAAATCGGTGTCGTTCCCCCAGCCTCAGACCGGTTGCACACCACAGCCTCATAACCCAGCCGCTCCAACTCATCCTTCACCTTGCCAATATGCGCCGTCCAGAAAGAAAACTCTGAATGCTTCCGAGAAGTCATTACAGACCCGCCATCCTGCGGGCTATGCCCGATGCTCAAAGCAACAACCTTCATTTCCCGCATCCTTTCCCTTTATTTTTCTTATTTCTTGCCATAACTATCTCTCTTTAAGACATTATTTATTTCTCAAACTTCCTCTCGATATCTTCTACCCTTAAAGCCAACAACTGAATGGCTTTAGCCGTTTCTACCTGAGCCTGCGTCTGCATGGTCATTAAATCACAAAGCCGGTCATTGTGGTGGCTGACCACCTCCCCGATGTACCAGCACGCCCCGCCGCAAATAGCCAAAGACATCATGACACAGGCAATCACCGGAGACGCCTTAGCGATTTCCAAAAAACGTGCCGGCACTTCGGAAAGTTTACACATAGCCTTTTACTTCTTTAGCGATTGAACAACAGGAGCTATTTCATCCTGAGACTTCACTACGGACACCACCACAGCCCCCGTCTTCCCGTCACGGGACACCACCAGCATCCCCTGTTCGGAAGACAGGCTCATACCGGCAGAAGTAGAGCAACCGCCCAACAGCGCAGATGCCGCATAAACCAGACAGGCAAGAACCAGCCACAACAGCCGTTCCCACCATTTCAATCCCTTGCCTTCCGTCTTCTGATAGGCATCTTTCACGCCCTGCTTTCCGGCCTCAATAGCCGCCTTTTTCTCTTCATCAGTAAGCTTTTTCATGATTTTCAACTTCTTTTTTCTGATTCTCTTATTCACTATTAACCATTTATATTACCCGTCCTGAGGGGAAAAATCCTCAGGACGGTTTCATTACGCTTCATCCGGCTCTTCGTAGCATTCCACAGCTACTACCCCCTTATCTTCAAATCGCACGCCGCCCAAACCGATAGTGGTAAAAATCTGCGTACAATTCTTCTTATCCGAACGTTTGGAAATCTCTGTTCGGGAATCTTCCCAGAACCCGAAATCAATGGCTTCCCTCACATACGCCACACAAGTACGTTTTTTCGTTGCCTCATCGTAAGGCAACTGTTCTGTCTGTACCCATTCAAACCCCATGAAAGGAGTTTTCAAATCACCCTCTATCAGGGACTTCACAGCAACATACTGAGCATTTGTTGCTTTCTCGTCGCCAAGCAATTCCATCAACTGATTGACAGAAACAAGAAAAATAGCCTTATCTCCGCGTTTCAATGCTTCTCCTTTAACCAGTTTTGCGCGGGCCAAACGGATCTTGTCAAACGTCAAACCGGTATCTACCGGTTCTGCCGGAGCCTTCCCATAAACGGCATTCATGGCAATCCGCTGAGAAGCAGGTAAAGCCACCTTTACCGGCCCGGACTCTCCCGCTTGTAAAGCATCCGACAGGCACGCATCAACAATACGTGCATCAATCGTGCGTTCACAAGCGGCTAACTGAGCCTCCTGAGTTTGTGTAATAATCTGATCCCCATACTGGGTTTGCAAATCCAGCTGACGATCATGTATATAACCGTCCTCCCACCACTCTGGAACCATATACCGTTTGGAAAACGTATTATCATTATCCGGCGTATCCGCTTTCCCTCCGGTGGATTTGGACAAAGCCCGTTTACCTATTCTTGGTATCTCAAACATCTTGTCCCTGATGCCTGTATGCACAGTCACCAATCCTCTCAGTTTCGATGCCGTCTGTTGCAGGTCTGCCCGCAGCCTACGGCTGTACTGAATCGTCTTTATGTCTTCTGATGTCAATTCATTTGCCATGCCTGAAACATGACAGCACATTCAAAAAAAAGAGTGAGTGCTATTGTCGCACCCACTCCGGAAATCCCCCCTGTATCACCTTCATCCGGCTTACTTCCCAAACCACTTCTCCGCCATCCCGGCAAGATGTTTCAAATAATTAGCCATAACTGCCATCCCCAGACTGACGGAAGTAATAGCCCCGCCACGCGGATTCCGCCATGCCCCGAACATGGCGGCCAAACTCCCCAGCGTTGCCACACTCCGGCTCTGCTGTCTCACATCACGCCAGCTATCAGCCTCAAAAATATGAATTAGGCGCATCAAATCCTTAACAGTTAAATCTACCTGAGACCCCATTACTGCCGTCTGATTCTGCATCTTCAATCCCAACCAGCCGCATACCGTATCAACGGCGGAATCCGTCAAATTCCCCAATAAAGGTACCCCATTCAGCGGCCCCAGCACAATTCCCGGCAGATAATTCAAAGGATTCTTCTTCTCGTCATCATCGCCCCCCGGTCTCATGACATTATTAATCAAATACCCAAGAGCCTGCATAGCAACCCCCTGAATAAGCCAGCTACGCACCGCCAGCCTCATATTCCCGCATGTTAAATAATGAATCACCGTAGCACTCCGTTGAAGAGTTTCCGACATCAAAAACCATTCCGCAGAAAAAATCCCCTTCGTCTTTTCGAGCATCTTCGGCATTTGAATCCAGTTAATAGGCTGAGCCGTAGATAACCCTTCCTCAATAACATCCCGTGCATATTCCATCGCTTCCGGCTTCGTCATGCCCTGCTCTACGCCCTGCCTGAAATAATGGTCAAAAGCCGCGGCAAAACTTACCGCATTGCTACCGGAATCCAACAAACCAAAAATCTTCCCAGACTGGTTTGTAACCTCTTCCAGAAAACCGACACGTCCCCCAAGTTGTTTCTTGTACCCCAAAAGGACTGAATACATAAACCCATCCTTCCGTGCCTGAAACAAATCGGAAGAAAACAACTCCTGAACGCTCAGAACAGACTTCCCGCTTACCACACGGGCCAGACCATGAACCCAATCTGAAATACTCAAATCGCATCCATGCAAAGCATTAAATACCGCCGTCGTCTGTTTAAGATAACTCGTCACCTGCCCAAGAATCACGGAAAGAGCGCGGGCATTCATGATCTCGTTCTTCATCCTCTCAGCCGCATCCAATTCGGCTACGGCATCCCTGCCGCCGTGTTCCAGCCGGTTAATCAATGCCTGAAAACCGCGGTAATCCAGCCCCCCGATATTGGTCATCAGCTTTTGGGCAACCTTGGAATCACTCAAAATCCCTTGATACCTCTCCACAATCTCCTGAGTGCAGACCCAATTAACAGCATTCGCATGATGCTTCCAGAACAAAGCAAGCGCACCCTGAGTAGTGTCCAGATACCTCTTATGATCAAAAATACGGGTGGAAAGAAAACCGTCAGACCTGCCTACGGCTATTGTGCCGTCATCCCCAAGAATGGAAGCCAGTTCACTATCTTCCTGCGTCTCCGCAACCATCCAGCGGAGCGGAGAATAATTCCGGCGTTTACTGAAAGGCACCCCGTAGCGGTCTTCGTAAAGCGGCCTGATTTTATCGCCCACAAGGGCGTACTCTTCAAAAAGGACACTCTTCAAGGCCATCCCTACCGGGCCTATAAACTCTTCAAGCTTAGCCTTATGTTCATCCGTCCATCCGCGTCTCCGCAACGGAGGGACAAAATCATCCATCTTGGAATAAAACACGTTCGGTTGATCCATGCACATCAGCACAAAAAGGGCCTGATCCCGGCTCAGCTTCGGCATGGGCTGAGGTGCCATATCGTACCATTCTTCCACTTCAAACCATTTCCGCGCCCGATTCTCGCCGCGTCCCCATGCTTCATACTCTTCCCTCAGCAAATCAATCGCCTTCTGGGAATACATATCCACACCCCACCAAGGATTCTTTTCTCGCCTTTCCAAAAGCTTTGCTGTCTGGTCAATCGTCAGTTTCGTCTTCTTTACTCCCCTTTCTGACAGAGACAACCCCAAATCTTCCGGAGTGCTCCACATACTCAAAAACTCGTTCACCTTTCTGTCAGACTTCGTATTCAGCAGACGTTTCAACACACCGTTCATCTTATCCACTTCCTCTGCGCGAATAGATTGCGCCCGGTCAGTCGCCCCAATAAATTCCTTCTTGAAGCGGGAAAAGAACTGTTTTCCCGGTCCATCGCAGAGCCGTTGCAAAAACCTGACCGGATTATCCAGCCATCCCACCATCACCCCGCGCTTCGCTCGTCCGGTCTCACTATCCACCCCCAAATCACTCACTTCCATTTGGGCCTGATGAAGGCTCTTCTGATTCACAGCCTTCGGCAGTTCTTCCATCAGGGCGGCCCCATCATTCTTCCAGCCGTCCACCTTCTCTTGTAAATGCACCTGCCAAACCTCCGCGCTACGGCTGATAAATGAACCCACCGCCTCATGAATATCCAACATTCTATTCACATCCGCTGAACCTGCGGCAGAATATTTAATCCACCAATTCAATTCCCCGCAAAGTCTCTGCTTTTCCATCAACAGGCCGCCTTCCGCTTCTGAGCCGTCAGTACCCAATTCTCCATTCCAGAACTTATCCGTCCTCAATTTCTCTTCAATCGCCGCAATCCTGCCGCTCAGCTCATTCACCCTCTCCTGAACATCTCTCCCCGTTGCATATACCGCAGGTTTAATTACCCGCCGTAAAAACTCCGTAGGAGCGGCCCCCAGACGGCTCACCTTGAATTTCCGCGTCTTCTCGTCAATCACCGCTTCATGTTCGGAAATCATACTTCTCACTTCCCGGAACAACTCATCGCGCACATACAAATCAATAACCTCTCCGCACCGCTGGTACACCTTCGGCAACAGGCTTTCCACGGTCTTACCTACCAGATCATCAAAAAACTCCGGATGCAGTTCCATCTTCCGGTTAGCCGCCGCAAGCTGTTTTTCCGTCAGGGCATCCGTAGCGGAAAAACGCCCTGTCTCCAATGCGGACATCAAATAATCCAGCAACTTTTCCTGCCCCGCAAGTTTACCGCGCACCTTCTCCGGTAGTGTGGAGACAGCAACCTTCATAATACTCCGCGCCTCCGCAATCTTCACCCGGACATCATTCGTACCAGCTTCGCGGCCCCTGAACAAAGCGTCCAGCGCACGGCCTTCTTTTTCTACCCGCTCTGTAACATGTCTCCAATACTCACGCACGGCATCACTCCGGGTCTTCTCCATTTGGCGTTTCATATCTCCAAGAAGATCTTCCCTCACGGAAAACGTTGCCGACCCATCCACATAATCCGCCCACTCTCCCCCGGTGCTCTCATCCGCAAACGCTGTAATCTTAATATCGTTGCCGTCAAAAATCACGTAATTATACGTCTGCTCTTCCTCCGCTTTCCCGCGGGTATAGCCGTCTGCGTACCTGATGCCCTTAATGCCAAACTTCCGCAGGGCAAGAGAAGCCTTCTTCATTCCCTTTTCCCAATCCCTCGCAAAACCTTCGCAAAGGCCAACATAAATCTGCTGCCCGGTAAACCGACGGCCCTCCATCAACAAAGACTCAAGCGCAACCTCCTTCGTACACCCGACCCGTTGCGCCAACTCCCCGGCCAACGCCTCCTTCACCGTCTCGCTCTGTTCGGAAAACGGCCTGTCCCAATCCAGAAGAACAGAATCATCCACATTCAACTCTACCTTGTAATTGGAAGAGGAAGACATGCCCGGCCTGATCTCTATCTCGTCCAGATGATCAAGAAGCCATTGATTAAATTCCAATCCGATTTTTACGCTGTCGCTGCGGGAACTTTCCTCTGGAAATACAAGATTGGTATTGTTGACAATATTCTGTGATACCCTCTTTAAATTTTCTTGATTCGCAAAATGATGAATATGGCTCGGTTTAAAGTAAGAAGCAATTTCTTTGCGAACAATCTCCGGGTCCCACTCGCTATTATCTGCGAGGAAATAATCAGTAAAAACTTTAGCCCAAGTGTTCATATCCCGGCTATCCATATCCCGAAACCTCAATGTGGGGGGGCTCAGAACTGTTTTAAACTGGTCCAGATAATGCCGGTTCACCTTCGGATTAGTGGCAAAATACAACCCCCAGCCATACGCCTGCGCTCCTTCTCCTTTACCCATGAAATCCGTAGAAAACTTCCGGAAAGAATGCGGGGAAGCATGCAGGGCTGTAATGGAGAACGTCACGCCCGGTTCCGTGATCACAGCGTTATCCGCCTCAAAATGGCCGTCCCGAAACAGCCCTTGTTCCTGTGCTTCCGCGACAGAATTGACATTTTCCCCTTCATTTGCCATACTGTTTTTGCGGCGTTGGGGAGTATAAACCCCTTCTATTCCGGGTCCGGTTCCGGAGGACGTCGATTTGACCCAGGCTGTCTTAAACGTCAGTCTGGGCTTTTTACTGTAACGCCTGCCCGTTGTTTCAATCACCTGTTCCACCGTATGAATCTCTCCATGCGGATACTGCTTCACATAAATGACAGAAGATTGATTCCGTCCTTTCGGTTTGAATTCCATCCGGTCATAACTATCCAGGACATCAAGGGCTAACTTAATATCCTCCTTCGTTAAATCTAACTGACCTTTCCGTGCACTGGAATCATGACTATGTTTTTTCAGTGCATGAACAATACCGCCCGCAGTAAATTCATGAACCATACCCGTCACATCAATCCCCAGACCTGCTTTAATATCAGCAATCTCCTGCGCTGTGACATTCCTGTATTCTACAACCCCTAATTCTGTTTTATTTGAAACATTGCTGGAAACCACCATATCCACAAAATCCATCACCTTCCGTTTCCCGGCATCCTTCCCCATTTCATCCAGCTTATCCGCTACGGAAAAAGAAGCGGTTTCTCTCCTGCCCTCTTTAACAAAAGACAAAACCGTTTTTGCTTCCTCCAAAGTTGCCCCCTTCATTAGCTGGAAAAAATCTACTCCGGCCTGAGCAAACTCCCTTTCTCGCTGTTCCTTATCATTCGCAAGCAAATCATCCATCACCTGCTGGCGGTAATTCTCCAAACCATACCTTTCCGCGTACATCAAATGAAAACCATAATCCTGCAAAAGCCGTTCCGGCTTCTCCTTCAATTCTTTCAACTGATTTTCAAATTTCTTTCTCGTCAGCTCGCTTCGGCTCTGAGCGAAATCCGCTCCCACGGCATCATACACGAAAGACGCAAAATCGCCTTTCACGGTTCCTGAATCCACCGCCTTCCGGAATGCCCCGGCCAGACCGACCATATCCGCGACCTTCCTGATCAAAGCCTCCATCACCTCCAAAAAACGCTTCACGGGCGCAGGCAAAGCCTTCTTCCGGTACTCGCCCATAAACACCGCCTGCATCAGCTTGCTCATCCCTTCAATCACAGCCTTCTCCCTCTTTCCGGCATCCGCCCCATCATCAAAAAAGCTCTCATCCACCAATTTCCAATTATTCACCCCCTGATCCTTGAAAGCCTTCTGAGTATCCAGCAGATTCCGGGAAAACCACGTCAATTCCCTGCCGGCCTTCATTTCCCCCTTCACATACAATTCCGCCATTTCCTCCACCAGATCCAGAAACGTAACCTCACCCTCATAATACCGGATCACCTTCTTCCCCATTTCCAGCTCATAATTAAAAGCGGGGGTATGCACCCCTTCCCGTTCCGCCACAGCCGCAATTTCTTCTTCCGTTACCTCTCCGGAAAACCCCTCTCCGCGCGCCAGTTCTCCGCGTTTCAAGGCAATCTCCACGCGGTCGCGGAAATTATTCGGTAAAACGGCCAAAACAACATCTTCTTCGTGGGCATTCTGGTCATCCCTGCTCCATTCCTTTTTCCGGCTCCTTTCCGCAATGCGCATCAGGGCATCATCAGCCATCCTTTTCAAAACCCGGTAAGACATAGCCGTACCCTCTTTCCTGAAATCCACGCCGCACCTCTCCGCAAAATAATCTACGGACGCATCATTCAACGCCGCATTTTTCAAGGTAAAATCCTGATTCACAGCCCATTCCTGTACCTTCGCCGTTAAGAACCTGTTTCCTGTCTCCAAATCCATTTCTACAAACTCTTTCCCGTTTTCCTTCCCTCTATCCGCACCTTCTCTTCCTTCCAAACCGCCAATCACCGTTTCCAACTTGCCGCCATTCACCCCCTGAACCGGATTTCCATCCTTATCCCACGTCACAGCTCCTAGTGTTGTTTCCACATCATAAACGCGCAGTTTCCCGTTCACCACCTCCGCACGGGGAAGAATCCTCTCTTCCATCAGGGACTTCACCAGCGGCACATCCGGAGTCATCAGCATACCTATGGGTTCCCCAACGGTTTCTGCCACCTTCCCTTCAATCTTCCTGTGAAGCGTCAAATCAAACAGCCTGATTTTATCCCTGTCATTCTCCGTATTGAGAATCATTTTAATTTCTTCATCCGTAAAATGTAACCCCTTCATCGTCTCCGGACACTCCGCGCACTCAGCCTTAATGCCCCGGATACGTTCATCAGCAATAGCCGCCGCCCGGAACGGGCTATTCTTGGCATACCGCCCATACCCCAGCAACAGGGACATGGGAAGGGCCACCAGAAAATTCCTCCATGTCATCGCCTCACGGGCCTCCGCATCCGCTTCATCCCAGCTCTTCCCATTTCCCCAGGAAAACATATTGGAAGCCACGGAACGTGCGTAAGGCTCAATAACTGTCTGAGCATGCAACACTCCCCCTTCCAGACCAACAAAAAGCGGCCCGCGTCCCCAGAACCGGTCTGTCTCCAAAGCGCGGCCCAAAAGCCCCTTCATGCCGGTTTTCCGCCCGGCCCAATTCATCAGCTTGTCATAAGCTTTTCCAACCAGCTTCCCGCCTTTCCCCAGCCCCCAGATATTGGCCGCCCACATTCCTATGCCTTCTCCATAAGCCGCGTTTCTTGCCGTCAAACCATCCACACCCTTAGCCAGATAACCGGTTTCCGCCGTATCTTCCGCTTCCAGCAAAGACCCCAACCCGCTCGTCATAATAAACGGTACAGCTCCACCAAAAACGCCGGAAGCCTCTTCCAGAAAATTCACCAGCCCATGAGAAGAACGTGCTTTATACTGCTCCATCCTCACCTGTTGAATATCCTGCGCCACCTTATTCACCCGCTGAATCCAAAGAGGATCGTCAAACTTCTCTTCCCCGCGCTGAACCAGCCCGGCACTCTGTAAAAAATCCATCACTCCGGATTCAAGCCAGCGGGAAGGGCCATGAACCAGCCCTTCAACCGCCATTCCGGAAAAATTATTCAGCATCCGGGAAAAAGCAGATTCATTTCCCTTCTGATAATCCACCAGCCCGGCAATCGCGCTGACAGCCAATTCATACGCCTGTTCATTCCTCCGGTGCAAATTCGCCAGTTCCACAACCCAGCGTCCTTCCTCATATTTGGAATAACCATACGTCCTTAACCCGTCAATCCCCGTCTGCATCCCCTGAGCGCGAGGGCTCCTTCCGTCTTCACCGTAAACCATGTCCTTAATGAAAGCCGCCGCCATTCGTTGGCTATCCGCCAGACTGGCCGCGCCCGCCAGAAACTCCGGACTACGCCCCTGATGATCACGGGGATCTAAAGAAAACTCCTTCCCGCTTCCCGTTGCCGTCACCATTTCCCCCCATACTTCCCCCATGTCCTTCTTCACCTGTTCCCTTCTGGCGCGGCCAACTCCGGCCTGACGGCGCAACTCCGCCGCCATAACAGAAGCCTCATCCGTGTCCAGTCCCAGCCGTTCAGCCAGATATACGCGGCTCAAAGCGGGTGCGCCACCTACGAAAGACTGAACAAAACCATCCACAAGCACCTCATCCTTCTCTTCCTGACTTAATCCCTTATAAAAATCCACCACACCCTTCCCAAGCGTGCGTTCCACCTCATTCACCTGTTCCTGATCCAACTCCGAGCCGTCTCCCAGCTCCGCCATCAGCTGATAAGCCCGTCCTCGCCTGACATCCGCCGCCTCCGCGACATGGCCGTTCCCCAATCCTCTCCTGTCCCAGTATTCATCTAAAGACTGCCTCACTCTGTCATAATCCGGACTGTCTACGGACATCAAATTAAAATCCGCCATAACGGACCGGTATTGCCGATCATTCGTAATAACCTGCCCCGGTTCCCAGCTCCGCCCCTCATCTTCCACGGCAACCGCCACATTCCCGGCCTGTTCATCATCCAGAACGTTCAGTTGCATTTCCGGCCCCGCCTGCGGCCTGTTCACAATCGGAGGTCTCAAATCCACATGCCCGGATTCATCCGGAACATTCATTCTGTTCAACTCTTTCTGCCCATTCACATTCAATGCAATATTCATAAATCTATTAAATAATTCAAATTAACGTACATAGGCGCGAGCCTGTTCTTCATGTAACTTCTTGGCATAATCCGTTGCGGATTGTGGAGACCGGAACACGCCTAAATGCCTGCCTGTCCTCTTAAACATCTCTACAGCCTCATCATCAGAAAGAATGGAACCGTCATCAGACACCGTAGGAATCAAATATTCCTTTCCATCCATGCCAATAGATATGGAACGCACGGTGCTAATAGACCCATCCCTGTTCTTCACAACCGGACGATTCGTCAAATCAATATTACCCTTTTCAAGCAATCCGGAAATCTTCTCTTCCATCCCCTGAATACCATGTTCAAAAAGCCTCTTGCGGCCTTCCTTGCCGGCTCTTTCCGCATCCGGAAAATCAAACCGGACTGCCGCTTTGAACTTGCACCCGGGAACCAGCCGCAACGCAATAGCGGCCCTCCGGGAAAAACCAAACGCGCTGCCCGGAACCACGGCAACCTTCTGCGGACGATAAATCCGGCCATCCGCAAGCTCAAAACTCACATCCGGCACATACTGTTCCCTCAACTGCGGATAGCGTGACAGATGATCTTCTCCGACAATAAAACACTCATCATTCCATACCTCTTTCACATGAGCATCCCGCACATCCGCTACGGGAATATTCATTGCCTTCGTCCTCACGCTCAGACTTTCATCCGGTTTTGGCAAGGCAAGAGCCTTCTTCCTCAAATCATCCAATCCCTTTCTGGCCTCATTGCGCCGCACGAAATCCGTATCATCATCTTTCACGGAATCCGCATGTTCTCCATTTTGCCGGAGCAGAAAATCCAGCGTAGAAGCATGTCTTCCTGTTAATTGATACATCTTTTCCTTCATGGCGGTCACAAACTTCACAGAACTTTTCTCGCCCGGATGCGCCGCCTGCCACTCAAATACCCACCTGCGCATCTCCATTGAATTCCTTTTACTCTGAATCTCCGCTTCCTTCTTCCAACGCTCCACATTAAGTTCCAACCCGCTCTCACGCCGTGCCATCTCTCTCTTTTTATCGCCAGTTCCGGCAAAACCCGCCTTCTCAATCTCAAATTCCCTCAATGCCTCACGATGCCACTCCAAATTCTTAAGAGCGTCCGCAGTAACAAACTCCCCCGTTCCTTCCATCGTTCTCACAACGTCATCCACATTAAAACTGATCCTGTCCGTCTTCTGTCCCTGCATGGACAGCACGCGATTTTCAAGAGTGGATTCCATAGCTTCCTGAAAATCATTACTTACTCCATGTTCCTTCCACCTCCGCTTCAACTCTCCCAGATACATCATATACGACGGAGACCCCACGCCGCCATCCTTCACCAGTCCGCTCACATCCGCCGCCAACACCTCATTCATGCTGGTTACTCCAATCTCTTCCGTTGTCGGCAACTGTCCCTCAGCCGCCCTGATCCTCATTAAATCCACCACCGGATCAGCCACGCCGCTACGGAACTCCGGCTTCTTTTTCTTGATTCCGCCGGAAGAGAAAAAACCATTGGCAACACTCCCAGCCTGCTCATGAACTCCTTCTCTTTCAACCATTCCCCCGCCCTCTCCAGCATCCTCAAACGGTTCATCCAGCAAAACACGGTCATAAAGCTTCCGGCCCCCTTCTCCCAGCGGCATGCCGGTAACATCATACAAGCTGACAGTCGTAGGAACCCCGGACTGCCCCTGCAACAAACGGCCATAAGAGGCAATAGCCGTATTGGACAAAACGCCCTGATATTTCCCGTCAATCAAATCCGCCGCCAACTGGTCGGGATTCTCGTCAAAATCCCTGGCCGCCTTTAACGCGCCAATCTGTTTCTTTGCGGAAGCCAGCATCCTTGATGCCTTCATGCCGTCCACATACACGCCCACCCCGGAATTCAGCACGGATTGAACGCGTTCCATATCTCCGCTTTCCACGGCGGCGGCCCAATCTGCGGAAAAAGCCGCCCTGGCCCTCTTCGCGCTCACTCTCCGCTGTCTATCCTGCAACGCCTCCCCCCCGCGCTGAAACAAATCCTCAATGGCGGCGCGGTAACGTACAGCCGCATCCGGAGTCATAAACTCCGGTTCATCCACCAACTCGCGCTTCTTGGCAAGCGTTTCTTCCCAATCCGCTCCATTGTCAATATCCTGTTCAGCGGAGGCAATCAATCCGCGGGCGTTAGTGAGTCCCATCCGGAAACTCTCATCATCCCGCAAAACATTCTCCTTGTGCATCAAATCCTGCCCCAAATCATCCACCGCCCGCCCAATTTTAGCCGCCTGTCCAAATACTTCGGCTGTAGCAAGCGCCGGAGCCGCGGCCGCATTCCCATTCACATGCCCAGCCCGGAACCCGTTATCTCCCATCAGACCAACTTTCATAACTCTCTTCTGATTAACTATTCGTCGTTACCTGCTCAACACCTGCCCGGCCTTCATGGCCGGAACTGCCGCCATGCCGAAACCGGTTAAAGAAAGAGCCGTTCCGGCTACTGCCCCTAAAATCGTCCCCAAAGCCCCGCGCTTGGAGGCCCGCGCGGCCTGTCTCGCCTGCCACTCTGCCAAATCAGCCTGATACAGCGCACTCCTGCGCTGGTTCTCCCGCTGAGTAGCCGCCTGAGCAATGCCATGCTCATACTGCTTCATCAGCGTTAATTCATTCATATTGCCGGTTCCGGTGGACATGAAACCGGATGCCGCCTGAGCCGCCCGCGCCGTGCTCGCGTCAGCATTCTGGTTCATCCTTTGCAAATATTCATCCGCCAGCGCGGACTCATACGCTCCTTGAGCCTCCCGCCGCATATTATCCGCCGTTGCCAGTCCTGCCGCTTTCTGAGCTTTCCCGGCCTGATACTGGTTCAGGGCGGACAAGGCCCCACCGGCCAAACTCACGCCATTGCCAAACAAGGAAAACTCCTTCGCATGATCGCGCATGAACCCCTGAAACCCTGTCGCGCCCGTCGCCATACCAATAAAAACTATTAACTGTTAACTGAAATTACCCCTGCATCGTCATCCGGGTCAGCTCATTCACGCGCGTCTGCGCCCTCTTCCAATCCGGATGCGTACTGTCCATATAAGCCTTGCTCAACTCATGCGTGCCATTGTAAATGGATTCAAGCTCCTGTTCCGCAGTAGCAATGGAAGCCATTTGATTCACATGGGCAAACCCGGCTTCTTTCATCCGCTGGGAAAGGCCGTAAAAAAACTTCACTACCTCCGGATTATTCCGGATTTCCGGAAGATTGAACACGCTGGCATCTACTCCGAACTCTACGGCTAAATTGCTGAGCGTATTATTGCAGGCCTCCATCACAGACTGAAACTTGCTTCCGTAAGTCTGCTGTAACTGCTTTAACTGCTCATTACTGGCATCTATCCGCGCCTGTTCAATCTGCGCTTCCGTCTCATTGATGAACGTCCGGACATCACCCATCACGGAAGACAGGGCATCCTGAGGAATCCCCGCCTTATGAGCCGCCACGCGGGCGCGTTCAAAAAGCTTGTAATCCAGACTCTCAGGCTCCACCCCCTCAAACAGCCCGGTAGCGTAATCCGCCAAATCCGGAAAAGCATCGCCACCGGCAGGAGGCATTAAATCGCCGGTTCCCTGAACCGGAGGGGAGGAAATGCCGCCGGAGGGAGTCGAAGGCGAAGGCGCACCGGTTCCCTGTGTTGAAGGCGCATTGGAATGACCGTCATTTCCCAAAACCGGCTGTACAGTCACAGCCCCATCATTATTGTTTTCTTGTGTTTCGCTCATAGAAAAAATTGATTGTTAATCGTTAAAATATGATACTTCTTCCGTATTGCCCGGTTCGTGGACTTTCTTCCAGCTCACGACCATGCTGTTCCAGACCAGCCGGAAAGCATCCTGCCTCATGGCGTCCAGCGGATTCCATTCACCGTTAAAAACGCGGAAAGCCGCCTGATGAATGCCGAATTCCCCACGGAACCACTCTTCCAAAGCCTTCATGGAAGCCCTGTCCAGCTTGCCGAAAGCATCACTCAACAGCTTCTTCTGCTTTTCTAATTCCTCTTCTTCGTCGAACTCAAAAGGATCATTCATTATCAAAAACTGTTAATTGTTATCCCTCTCCGGCAGGAGGTTGCGCCATCATCATCCTCTCCTGCATTTCCTGCAAAGCCTCCATCTTTTCCTTATCGTTCCTGATAAAACTTTCCGGCACGCCCATGCCGCGCACAACTTCCTGAGCCGCAAAATCAAAATCAAACCGGGCAATCACGCCGGGGTCAAACTTGGCCATATTGGCAATAGTATCCTGAGACCCGACAAGCCCGGAAAGCTGAACCTGCTTCATTAGTTGGGCGAACTTGGAATTGTAAACGACATCAGGCAAAGCCTTGGGATTAAATTCCTGCCCTCCCTTCCCGTTAGGCCTCATCAACTCAGAAGGTATATTCGGATCAAACAGCCGGGCATCCAGCATCAGACGGAAAATCCTCAGCATCATAGGCCGAAAATCATTCAGGTGCTGGCAGAACGTAGGGCTGAACGCCAACAGCCTTTCTTCCAGCCGGGCGTTCACCTCCGTTGCAGTCATTTGGCCTGTTTGCGCGCCGAACAAATCAAGCATATCCAGATAAAAAGCAGACCGCACTTCCTGACGATCCATTTCCATTTCATTCATCACTTCCCGATAATCGCCCACCGTACCCCACTCAGCCGGTAAAGCAGCATCCCCTTGACCGACGACAGTCTGGCCGCCCGGCCTCAAACTCACGCGGCCCACAAGATCTTTCGAAATCTTAAGACGGGGAAAAGCCTTCAGTTCTCCCAGCGTCCGGGTAATCCTTCGGCTATACTGCAAAGACAGGATATTAGACCAGCACAGCCGGGCCGGGGCTAATCCCCACGGACCAACCCATTTCAAAAAACGGGAAACCATGTAAGGGAATTCGTCAAACCCGCCCTCTTCCAGAATGTCCTTGTTCCCCTTCTCTACGTAAAAAGAAAAATATTCCTTCTCTGTTAATGGATCATAATTTTCCTTTCTTCCTACGGCATGGAGAATGGTAAATTTCTTTTTGATGCGCTCTGTTTCATCCCTGTAGGCATCCTTCATTGGCTGGTTCAGCTTCCCCGCGCCGCCAAGCCAGCGGGCCGCCTGAACGGCATTCCATTCAAACTTCCGTATCAACAAATTCGGCATGCCCTGCTCATCCTCCGCGAAAACGAAAGAATCAAAAGGGACATAGGCAAACATCAGCCTGTTTTCATTGCTGATGCCGCCGTAATAACTCCCCGTGCCAAACCCGCATCTGTCCAGCAACGCCTGATGGTTGACCGTATAAAAATTGCTTTCGGCCAATGCCTGATACGTCCTTTCCGCGCAATCTCTCAGCCACTTCTTCACCGGGCCGCTCTTTTGCACCGCTGAACCAAGAGCGGCGGAAGGCTCAAAACTGAACCAGAGCTTTCCGGGATCGCTCAAAAAACTCTGATGCGCCGCCGCAAGCCGTTGATTGGCCCGTACAGCCGTAGAATCATGCAGGTTTTTCAAACCGACGCCCAGAAAGGAAAAATTGCTGGGCAACCCGGTAGGGGAAAAAGGATAAACAAACTTCTTCAATTCTGAGGCCCAGCTTGCCGCATCCTGCTTTTCCCTCTCCAAATTGTTATATAGCGAAATGACTTCTTCCCCGTCCATAACTTAACCCCTGAACTGATTAACCCAGCGTCTTCCGGTAACTGGCTCCGGAAGACTGACCAAAAACGGAACTGCCATTCCCTTTTGCCGTGAAAGTTTTATCAAATCCATAACGCTTTCGGGCGCGGGCCTTAACGGTGTTTTCCGCCGTTTCGCTCGTATCAATGATTTCCGGCTCCTTGACCACTTCTTTCTGTTGAGGAATCGGAGCCGCTTTTGGACTAAAAATCTTTCCCATACGCGCACCATGACAGCACATCAGCAAAAAAGAGTGGGTGAAGTTGTCACACCCATGCCGGACATCCCCCCTTATATCAGGGCATATCCGCAACGCCGGCATCGTAACAGGACGCGGTTCCCAGGCATTCCATGCCGACGATGGAACTTTCAAACCCCTCAATCAAACCGTGACAGGCGGCCTCAATAAACATCCGGAAAGCGTCTGCAAAATGGGAACAATCATCATGATCAATCTTCCCGTTCTGATCCACATGATAGCTTTCCATGCAATCCAGTAATCCCGGAAGCCCTTCCTCACTGCCATCCTCAATTCTTTCGCCGCATCGTTCATGCCAGACCGTGGAAGGGAGAAAAGAACGCACTTCGCCGATGGACAGCCAGACGCTTCCCGTCTTCGGAACCAGTCTGACATCCCGGCATCCGTTTTCTTCCAAAGTCTGTTGATTCGTCTTTCGGTCATTAGTGGAATGATGCCCGCCGTCATGGGGAAGCAAATGGCGAAACACCTTAAACCCATGCGTCTGCTCAAAATCCCTGACCCTTGCCAGCATATCCAGCACGCATGACTTCTTGGCCTGAATCCCGCCAATAATGCGGGTTTCCCCTCCCACCTTCTGGAAAAACACCGTTGCCATGTGGTCAGCAACGCCAATATCCCAGGTGCAATAAACAGGAGCATAAGAATGCACCACAAACCGGCATCCAATACGGTTATCGCGGCGCAGCTTCCGGAATTGAGCGCAATAAATAGCATCGTCCCCAATCGCGTCAAAAGCCTCATCCGGCACAGTAGGGTACTCTTCCCCCATGTTGAAATCAGACTGCCCGTTCTTCCATTCCCACCACAACCGCGCGGATTCCGGCACATCCACGCCATAAACCTCTTTCATCCGGGTGAAATATTCAATGGTCTCATCCCTGAATACATACCCTTCCGGCACATCCAACTGGTAACGGCTTTCCTCGTACCACGGAAAAAAGAAAAACCGCCAATCCACCGGGAGAAGAGGCTTCCCCCGTTTTGACATGGCAGTCTTCATCAAATTGTAATTCACGCCGCTCCTGCCGCCTTCGTGCGTGCTTTCTACAATAATTGTTCCGTTAGTCGGCACGGACTCAAACCCGCCGTTCACCACTTCCCTTGCCCTGTCCGGGAACCGCTTGGCCATTTTGGCCAGTTCGGAAACGTGCATAAACTGTGTTGTCCCTCCGCGGAATGTATTATCCGTATAAATCACAGACCCGTTCCGGAACGCCAGCTTATTAGCTGTAGCTGTCACCGGCACAATAGACCCATCCTTCTTGACCGTTCCCAAACGCCTCTTCTTCTCACGCATCAGCCACGCAATAATGCGCCGTTCACGCTCAGCCCCTTCCGGCACATAATCCAGATGCTCCCATTGAAACCGCACTCCCAGAAGTTTTTTCTGACCCTCCGGCAGTCGCCAATCAATAATTGCCGCCGTCTTATTCTCATTCCAGAATACAAAATCAGCCATCAACACGCCTACCAGCGTAGAAAGGCCCAACTGGCGAGCCTTCAAAATAGCGTTGCGGCCATGTTGCCTTTCAAGAAACTTCCGCTGTACTTCATTTGGCCGGAAAGGAATAACAATGCCGTCAACATTCTTGATCCAATACAGATGTTCCAGCCGCCAAAGCCGATTATTCAGTCTTTCCTTCCAGAAGTTCAGAACCTCCTGATACTGTTTCTCTCCCCTCTCCATATTCAAACAAATCTTCAAAAAACATTCCTTGAATGCTCACATCCTGCTTTTCCGGAGCATAATCACCCATCATCTTGTTATCCAAATCAATCGCCTTCATTCGCTCTGCATGGGAGGGAGGCACCTCAAACAAAGATTCATCACCGGAAAACAACGCTTTTCCTCGCGCAATTTCCGCGAGCTTGAGCCTCTTTTCTTTCAACGTCAGGCAATTTTCATCACAAAGACGCTCACGGATTTTCCTGATTTCTTCCTTGATTCCCGGCTCTTTCATCTTCCGGGAAGCCGCCGCCTGCGCGGATTCGTTGCTGGTGCAACAAAAACCTGCCTCAATATAAGCCTGATACGCCATCAATCCGGAGGCCACTTTCTCACAAAAAATATGGTCACGCTCACTTAACATTTCCTAACAATCAATTACATTACAACAACTTATATCAAATCCTGTAAAGCCTCACTCTTCTTTGGCTTGGTATTCTCTTCTTCTTGCGTCCCCCCGGCATTCCCCAAGGCTTCAACATTATCCTTCCGGGCAAGGCAAGCCATCAGTCCATCAAACTCTTCAAGACATTGTTTCAGGGCATCAGAACCTTTTTCCGTCAGAGTATAAATATATTCCACTTGACCATGACCGGACGACCGGTAAGGCCGCAAAACAACATCACCCTGTTGCCTCAGGCGTTGAAGAATCTGTCTGACGGCGCTCCGGTCATATCCGGTTTGAGTAACGATCTCCATACAAGTTTGTTCCCGGTCAGCCAAAGCAACCATGACCGTTAATTGACCCTGATTCAGCCCGGATAAATGAACACGCCTGAAAAAACCGCGTAATGCTCGCAACAACATTTCCATGCGGGAACCTTTAGCACAGAACGAAAAGGAAAAAATAGAGTCTTATCGGCCCCCCTTTTCAAGAATAGTCCAGAAAAAACATAAGAGAGAGCATCAAATCCGGTTGGCTCATGCTCGCGCCAACCACGTTACAAACGTCCAAAAGCTCTCTTATTGGATAGAATAAATTAATAAATCCTGATATCGGAGCATGCCGAAAATCATAACAATCTCAACGGCAACATACAGCAAAAACACAGCATGAAGAAATCCGTCAGAAACCTTGCAGAAATCCATTGGAAAACCGCGCAAAAACTATCGTCGCGCCTTGCCCGCTTCCGTGCCTGCTTGGCGTTCGCAAAGCCCCCTCAGGGGCCTTCACTCCTGCCAACCTGAAAAGAGAAAATATTTGGTCATACTCTTTCTGGAAGCTGATTGGCGGAATTGCAAAGATGCCCTGTTTGACAAAATCTGCGCATCATCGTACCTTCCTGTTCTGCATGCTTCGTTTCATCATCATTTCCTTTGCCTTCCTCTCCCTCCCTTGTGCCGCCTTTCCCTCGCTTGAACGCGACTTGGAAGACATAGGCCCAAACAACGTTGACTGGAACGGTTACTACACCACCTCTGACGGTGAAAAAATTTACTGTCCTGAAGCCTTCCGCGAAAAACGCAAGCAATACGCCATAAAAAAACAACGCGAAAGAACTACAAACTGGATTATGACCTTTGCCATCATCCTCCCTTCATGCGCTATTGGATATGTGATTTACAAAGAGAAAAAAGAAAAGGTTCGGAGAAAAGCTGAAGAAGAACCGTGCCTTAAACAACTGAAAGAAGAACAGGAGCGACAGAAAAAGAAAGCGGAACGGTTAGAAAATCTTAGAAAGGAAAGAGAAACAACATCCCAAACAATCGGACTTCTCCTGCGTACACCGGAAAACGACATTATCGGACAACTCAAACAAACCTGTCAAACCTCTTTAAACCACATAAATCAATATATAGAAGAAAAACAAACAGAACAAGGACTGGCCTATGAACAATACATTGGTTACCTGCTGGAAAAAGAAGGGCATATCATTTTCTACCGTGGTGCAACTTCTAGCCTTCAAGACAAAGGAGTAGATCTCATTGCCATAAAAAACAATCATGTCCGTCTCATCCAATGCAAATGCTTTAATGAGGACATTCAAAACCATCAAATCCAAAAATACCTTGGACATATAGCATTCGACTGGAAATTTGCACAAAATGCCCCCATTCATGGCTTCTCCCACACATGGGAACTCTACTACACCCCTTGGCTCAGCAAAGCTGCATATCAAGCCTGTAGGGACAACCACATCCAACTCACCAAACAAAGTGCCGGTATTGCCCCTCTGGTCAAAGCATTCCATTTTGAAGGGGAAAAACGCTATATGCAATCCGGCCAGCAATTTTATGACCACATCATCAGCTATATAGACGGTCAACATTACAGACGCTTTTACAACCCGGAAGAGGCAGAAGCCGCTGGATTTTCCCATCTGCAACTCATTGACAACAATACCGTCAATCTCATCAATCAGCAAACAGTCACAGCATACGCTCAAACACACCCGCAAACACCCTTGGAAACCCTCACCTGCCCTTGGCTGGACTTTTAAAATCAGAAAAAATATTCCAAAATCATCTTTTTACAAAAATCGAATTGACGACAAATGATTACAGGTTATAGTAACCAGCAGATGCCAAACCAACACGATCCAAGAAAGCGAAGTCTTGCTGTATACATCTCACGTGAACGCTACTACCAAGTTAAGCGTTTGGCGGCGCGTGAAGGTATCAGCATGTCTCGCCTGCTTGAAATCCTTGTTGAACAAGCCGTCCGTGATATTGAATTAACACCAGAAGACTATGAACAAATTGCCTCAGAAATTAGAAACGCTCGTTCAGGAAAAAAAGTCGATTACCGTAAAACTAAACAATGATATTTTTTTCAAACTGAAAGCATTAGCTGAAAAAGAACATCGCTCGAAAAGTGCACAAATTTGTTTTTTTATCGAACAAGGTTTTAGTAACCTAGAATATCAGTTAAATCTGGAACAGGCAATAAAAAATAATCGCAGGTTTTAGTAACCTTATTTTTTAACTGCCCTTCCATTTATGACCCCGGAAGAACTTAATGCTCTGGCTGAACTCGTCACAGAGAAACTCTGGGACAAGTTAGCTGTCGTTGGCGCGGCCAGCATCTTCCGTTCCACAGCCGCCAACCCTTCCCCTGTCGCGGCGCCTACGCCGGATGACTACATTTCTACGGATCAAATCACCGAGGAATTCGGCTGTTCTAAACAATGGCTTTATAACCAGCGCAAACGCCATCCCCAATGCTCCCGACTTGTAAAAAACAATCCTTGCGACCAGCGCGGAAAACGCTTCTGGAGCCGATCTTACATCAAAAAAATAATCCATGAATCAGAGGAATCATGAACGCAAATCAACGCCTTATCCTCAATCTGGACACCAAATACAGCCGGCACCTGCTTTCCTTGCCGGAAACGGAACTCCGGAAACGCCTTGTTCACACATTAGAGCAACTGACGCACTACGCTTCCCTTGCTGATTCCGAAGTGCATCAGGAAGACCCTGTTTTTGGCAGTATGCTTTTTGCCCATCTGATCAATGTGGGAATTGCACAGCAAACAGACGGAAGTATTCATCTTACCCAGCGCGGTAAAGACTTGCTGTTTATCCTCGCGTGTTATCTGGACGCCACCATCACGGAATCAGCTATTAACTGACCTGCCCTGTGAACTACTCGCCCGTTCAGCATCATCACACCCAGAGCCGGGAATTTAAGTCTGCGCGGCTATCCCAGCGCGGAATCTGGATAACCCTTTTGCAATATTGCACCAGTCAGGAAAACAACGGAATCATTAAAAATTTCGCATCTTGGAAACCTGCTGAAATCCGGAAAACGCTGAACGTAGATCCCGCCACTCTCCGAAAAAAATCCACCCTTTGGAATATGGTCGGGGAAGACCTGCATATTTACGGCTATCCCCACGACAAACAAGCCATTCTCAACAAAAAGCGTCAAACTCTGGCCAACAATACCGGCGTGCAACCTTCCCCCCGTCCGGAAAACAACAGTTCCCCGCCTCACCCCGTGAAATCGGAAAACAAAACGCCGCCGCTCGCATTCTGGGCCTTTTTGCGGAACACCTGCGTTATGGATGCTTGGCAAAGCAAAGACCTCAACCAAAAAGAATACGCCGCCGCCATGCAGGCATACCAGCAAACAATCACATGCGGAGATAGGGACTGGCAACTATTAAAAGCTTACTATAACGGCTACTACAAACGCGGCCAGACAAGAGACAGCCACAACAACAAATACTACTGTCCTGCCTCCCGTCTAAAATTCTACGAAGACATCATTGATGTGCTTACCAAGGCGGAATTATGGGCGAAAGACACGCGCTGGAAACCAAAAAATTCCCCGGCCAACGAGCCGCCGCCACAACGCAACCTTGCCATCCCTCCCCCTCAGGAAACGGACGTTCCCGTTACCCCCGAAGAACTTAAACAATTTTTTGACGAAATAAACCCGCACTAAACAACTGGAAAAATGAGATACTACATACACCCCTGTAAACTTCGCTTGAGCCGCCTGTGGATTTTTGACGACGGCGTTAGAAGCTGTTGTCGCGTCGCTGTCAAATTTGGCATCCGAAAACGGCATGCTGTCAAAGGAACCTCCGTCACCATGTCCCCCGGAGAAGCCAGACAGGAATTAAATTCTATGGAAAAAGCCCTGTTTCAGGGAGGTTACTGGCCGCTCTGGCTCTGGATATTGTGCTGTAGTGTTTACGTCCTCACGGCGATACAATTTTTATCATTCATTTTCAACATTTAATGCCGTGTGCAATGAACATTTTTCAAGCCTACTTAACCATCACAAAAAATATTAGTCATTATCTGCCACACCAGAAAAACGCCTACAGGAAAACCGCCATACTGGCGGCCATCGCATTAGGCTATACAACCCCAAAGAAAATATCTGATGCCATCTACATCGACCAAGAACGAGTGAAAAAAATAGCGAAACAACTTATTCTTGAAAAACTCATTACCTGCGAACTCCTTTCAACTTGGCCTTACCAAAATAAATACTCTTTAACCGCTAAAGGAGAAAAAATGACAATAAATCTTATGAATTATAAAACAAAACCACAACTTTCTAACTATGAATAACAATGTGAAAGAACGGCCCATTCTGTTCAGCGAGGACATGATCAGGGCGTTACTACAGGAATACAGCATGCCCGGCCAGTACAAGAACCAGACGCGCCGCACGCGCGGCCTGAACCGGTTTAATAATTTCCCGGAGCACCTGAAAGAAAGAGGCTGGGAGATTCAGGATTTCATTGAGGAAGAACCCGGCTTATGGCTTGCCGTCTCTAAAGACGATGAAGGAGATTTCCCGGATGATTTTAATCCGTGGGTAAGATGCCCCTATGGAAAAGCGGGTGATCGATTGTGGGTGAGGGAAACCATTTTTTTACCAATGAAATCTCCCAAAAGATGGAAGTCAAAGGTTGCCCTCAAGTGTTCCATTCCGTCGATTCACATGCCGCGTTGGGCCGCCCGAATTTTATTGGAAATTATAGAAGTAAGAATTGAGCGGCTGTTAGACATTACACCGCAGGATGCCCGGATGGAGGGCATTGAAAGCGTCTGGCACGACGAAGAAACGGATGTCTGTTTGTGGAAGGACTATTCAGGGAAATCCAATGGATTGGCTTTTGCCCGGATGTCTTACTTTTCCCTGTGGGATAAATTAAAGGGAACCGGATCGTCTAAAATGAATCCGTGGGTATGGGTTATTAAGTTCAAGGTTTTAACGATTAACGGAGATATTAAATGAAAAATATTAAATGCCCGCTGTGCGGAACACTCTTGCAATTTTTCTACGAACTTAAATTTGGAGAGCTGGGCCGTGTTGGATGCTCATCCTGCGAATGGGTAACTTTTTTAGCGTCGTCGCATCAAGCTTGGAAAGCCGCCGAAGAATTCGTTTCCAAATTCCCGCCTTTCCTAAGGATACATCAGGGAGACAATCTCAAACTCGATTTTAACGACGATATTTTAACCGTCATTGGCAAAGATACCGACCGCTGTAAAATCTATCTTGAGGATTGCAATGGAAATACAGAGATAGCCACGCCGGATGACGTGGAACAATGGCCGTGGGAGCTTGATCAGAAAGGAGGACGGAAATGATTAACATCCTCTTATCCGTCAGGCGGCCTTTCTCCGGTTTTATCATGGACGGGGAAAAGAAATGGGAGTTGCGGAAAAACGTACCGCGCTTAAAAAAAGGCGACTCCGTAACACTGTGGCTTTACGAATCCGGGAAAGACGGGATGCGGGCCATCATCGGCAAGTGCCGTTTAGTTGTCACTGCTTCACTTTATTTATATCCTCCAAAGGGGATTTTAGAATTGGCCATTAAGAATGCTTGCGTGACGGAAGAGCACCTGCGGAATTACCTGCCTTGCTATGTCTGGGGCGTCCAGGACCCCGTGAGGATGCCGACCGCAGTGCCGCTGTCTGACATTGGGCTGACCCGTCCGCCGCAGTCTTGGAAGTACCTTACTGACGAGCAAGCAGACATCTTAGAAAGGAGGCTCGCATGAAACTGACGCCTGAACAGAAAACTTTTTACCAACTGAAAAGGGCCAGACGGCGGGTCATACGCCAGAACAGTGGGTTCAAAAACGCCGTCGGGTACAGTTACCGGGGGAGGGTCTGGTGGATTCCGCGGAAATGTTTAGTCAAAGGTATATTCATGCGTAAGGCCTTTAATTTTTTTTTAGATAAAATAATGGAACATAAACAGAAAGAGAACGAAGATGATAATTGTTGATTTATTCGATATTTTAATATTTTCAGTTTTAATCATACTTTCGATTATTTATATCATCCAATATATTATATTCAAAATAAAAGAAAAATGAAACTGACGCCTGAACAGAAAGCTTTTATTGAGTATGGAAAAGCGATTGCGACCCTTAAATACAGGATTGAGCGCATCCGTTTTACCGCCCGAATGTTGTTCAAGAAGGAATACCGGGAACTTTCGCTCCGGTTCCGCGGAGGCCTGAGGGACGAATTTCAACTGTACTACGCTATCGGCGACGTCCGCCGGAAGCGGGCCGCATGCCGGGTGTGGGTGCATCCTATGCGAAGGAGATGCTCGAACTGTAAACATGAGCTAATGCAGTACAAGTTCTGCGCAGCCTGCGTCCATGAAGGATGGCCTGTTTACTGGGAGCCGAGAAAGGAGGGAGAGTGAATGAGCTACATCTTTTCGCGGGCGCTGGTGGAGGCATACTTGGAAGCGAGCTGCTCGGATTCCGCACCGTTTGCGCTGTCGAACTTGAACCCTATCCCGCAAGCGTACTGCTCGCCCGACAGAATGACGGCTTACTCCCGCCTTTCCCGGTTTGGGATGACGTACGCACCTTTGACGGACGACCGTGGCGCGGCCTTGTTGACGTGGTATCTGGAGGCTTCCCGTGCCAGGACATTTCAGCCGCAGGAAAAGGCGCCGGCATTGACGGCGCCCGCTCCGGCCTCTGGCGGGAAATGCACCGCATTATCAATGAGGTACGACCGGAATTCGCATTCCTGGAAAACTCACCTTTGCTTGTGGGACGAGGACTTGCCAGAGTCCTCGGTGATCTTGCCGAAATCGGGTACGATGCGGAATGGCTTGTGCTGGGAGCGGACGATGTGGGAGCCCCGCACGTCAGAAAGCGCATCTGGATACTTGCACATGATCCCCACGCCAACGGCTTGCAACGCCCCCAACAAGGGGAGCCATTCACGGGGCCCCAAGAGCTTGATGGATGTAGCGACAACAGGCTGGATGCCGGGGATGATGTGGCCGCCCGCGACAACGAAAGATCTCGACGGAGGGTCGAATTCCCGGCATGCCGCCCGGAGCCGTGGAATGTGGCCAACGCACCGTGCGGGGAAGTCCAGCGGGGAAAACCCGGAGTCATGGCTGGCCCGATATGCAGCCGGAAAAGTCTCAACTCCGCCGCTGGGGCTGGCCGTGAAATTCCCAAGCCCCCTTGCCTCGGATTACAAGAGACGTGGCCCGAAAAGCAGTCAGCAGGGATTACCCGAATTTGTCCGGATGTTTCCTACTCCAACCGCCAGTTGCGGCGGCAAGGAAAGCAACCGGGCAACAGGGAAGAAATTGATAACTGTGGTTTCACAGTTTCCAACGCCCCGCACCAAGGGGATGTGCGGAGGAAGTGGGGCTTTTCAGAAAATGAAAGCCCTGGAAACTCAAGGCATCATCAGCAGCGAGGAACGCAGGCAAATGACTGCGGGGAGTGGTGGTCAGCTGAACCCGACGTGGGTCGAGTGGCTCATGGGGTGGCCGCTAGAGTGGACCGCCTTAAAGCCCTTGGCAACGGGCAAGTTCCTGCAGTGGCGGCAACTGCATTCCGGGTTTTGCTTGGCAGATTCCAAGAAGGAAAGGAGGGAGAGTGAAGCCTGTGCTTGACGCCTGCTGCGGCTCCCGCATGTTCTGGTTTAACCGCCGCCATCCTGACGTGGTGTTCATGGACCGCCGGGAGGAATCTCATACTCTTTGCGATGGGCGCGCCTTGGAAATTAAGCCGGATGTGGTCGGAGATTTCCGGAAGATGCCTTTCAGTGATGGGGCATTTCGTCTTGTCGTGTTCGATCCTCCGCACTTGATTCACGCCGGGGAATCGTCGTGGCTGGCCAAGAAGTACGGCAAGCTGAACGGGGAGACCTGGAAGGAGGATTTGAAAGACGGTTTCCGCGAATGTTTCCGAGTATTGGAACCGGGCGGCGTTCTTGTGTTCAAGTGGTGCGAGGATCAGGTTTCAACCTCAGAAGTGCTGAAACTGGCCAGCCAGGAGCCTTTGTTCGGGCACCGCCGCGGAAAGACTATTTTCCTCGTCTTCATGAAATCTACTCTCCCCCCCAACTGACTGGAAGTAAGGAACATAGTAACCAACAAAAAATTGCTGACATAAATACCGAATATATGATACAGTAGCTTGAATGGTACAAGAAAGAAGCAGGAAACAGGAAAGATCGGAATAACAAAATTTTAAATTTTAACAAGACTTAAATTCATAATATAATCAATAAAAATTCTCTGTATATCTTTAAAACTACGAGCGTAAGTATTATCAAATATATACTCTTTATCTATAATAAATCCTCTATCCCCAACACCTTCTTTTTGATTAACTGTAGGGTCTAAAGACTCCAAAATATAAAAAACTCTATGTAATTTTCCCTCTTCATTTAAACCATTCAATATATTTAATGAATTAAAAATTAAACCCACATCAATATTATTACTAATGATTTTTTTAATAACATCCCTATTAAAACAATACAAATATATCGCAACAACGGATAAAATTTGGTCAACTTCACATTCTGAATATTGCCAATCATGCAATGAAATACTTTCTAAAACCTTTGCATATCGGGCAAAATGTTCTACATCTCTTAAAGAATGTGAATTATTTGTTAAGATATACTCAATAAAATCAGAAGCAAGATTTCCAAATATATTGGACATCTTTCCTTGCTTCATCAATTCAAACAAATAGAGACGGGACACAGACATTTTATCATAATAACAAGGTAACGATACAACAATTTTTATAAATTTATCTATATATCTCGATATATCTGATCCATTCCCATAAACATGAGAAATGACTGCTCCTAATTGCCTCATATTTGCGACTAATAAAAAACTCACATTGGGAACATCAAACACATGTTTAATTTTTTCCAATAGGGTAATGGAAAAATCCGGACGGCAACGATCCAACTCGTCAACAACAATAATCATCCTCTCATCCCTAGCAATTTCAGCAAGAATACTCTTCAACGTTTCAATATTACTATTAGATTCTTCATACTGCTGTAAAAAATCATTCACTATAGCATCCACCCCCTCTTCCGCAGACTTCTTAATAGCATCCGAAATCTCGTCTCCGATGCTATCTGCGTTCTGCTTCAAAAGCAAACCAATAGCTGCCTTTGCTCCGATTTTGAAGCAACTCTTTGCTACAGCTATACTGGCATTTTTCCACTTCTGATAACGCTCAGAACTATCCCCGTTTCCCTCTTTATCCTTTATAAAACGTGCAATATTGCCGAGCAACATCAATAACGGATCATCCCCATGATCTTCCGCAAACGCATCAATGTATAGACATTGACACCTTGGAATGTTCTTATTCGTCCCACCTTCTTTACTCTGATCTGCTCTGATCAAATTAATCAGTTTATGACAAAACTCCGTTTTCCCAACTCCCCAATCCCCATCAAGCACCATTGGAGAAAACTCATCATCCATCAATAAATTAATTATTTTTTCAGCAATTACTCTCCTCTTAAACTCATCCCTATACTCAAACGTCAACTCATCATTGCTCATATCTTCAAAAAACTAAAATTCTTTCTAAAGTCAATAAAAACAAATAAAATGAATGACTACGACGCCAGAACAGAAACCTTCATCTACTACACTGAATACTGTCAAATAGCGGGTCTTTCCATCGCTCCAGAAAAACTTCTCCACGATGATATACAAAAATCTGTTAACACTAAGGGCCTCTGTATATGGACACCAAACCTTGTTTTTTTCGCATGGGAAATAGGCGATCGAACACTCTGGGTAGAGCATGCCATAGGATACCTTTCTGACCTGCTTCCGCTGGCATCAGCCTATGGCCCGGAATGGAAAGTCAGCTACCAACACCGCAACAAAATCCGCCATCAAAATATGCACCGTTTACTAGGCAGACTATAATATTATTTGTGTAAAAAATTATGTAAATAAATCATAAAATAATTTGTAATCAACAATAATATAATTCTACCGCGTACCATTTTTCTTAAAACCCCGTTCCTTTCCGGACGGGGTTTTTCATTGCCTCCCTCCAGTTAATAGACATAGCATCTTCTTTTCCCCGTAACAGGCTCAATTGAAAAATGCCGGCATAAAGAGACGGTTAATGCAAAAGTTTGCGTTGATAAGAAAAATACGGGATAATCCTATCTTTACTCACTTACAGTGAAAGATATAATGAGTATTTAACCTCATTGGTCTCCCATACAGGGAAAAATGTTTTTCCAACTTTTTTTGAACACAAGCCCCTTCCCGGGACGCTAATGGTAGGAGGGCAGCTTAAGGCCCCAGCCCTTACCCCCTCCTTCCCTGATGAAACAATGACTATTAAAAGCCCGGCGGAAAGCATTCCGCCGGGCTTGCTTTTTATGAGACTCCACCGGTTAAAACGTCCGGGAAATTAACGGGTAGTCAAACGATCATATAACTCATTGGCATATTTATGATTGGGATGGTTCACATTCATATACGCCTCATAAAGAGGATGGGATGGATCCGATTCCATCCGCATGGCTTCCTCCGCGGGGGAAGGCACCGCATTTCCTGTATGATGGAGAGGAGCTTCATCAAGCAGGCGTGATGCCTGGTACAACAGGCGGATTGCATCCGGATTGGAACCGAGTCCCGGATTATCCAGTAAAGCGTCCGCATCCACCCCTGTTTCAGAGGCAAGCCGCCGAAGAACGGCAGCAGCCCTGCCCATGTTGCGTTCATAATTGGAACCCCATTCCTGCTGAAGGGACTGTTCCGCCTGCATTTCCATCTCCATCCGGGCATCTTCCATGTGCTCGCGGGCCTCATCATATGCCTGGGCCATCGTCTCCTGAAGAGCGTTCATTGCCTCCGGCGGCACTCCGTAACGATAGGCCGTGCGGGCCATGCGTTCTGCCAGGTCAGCATTCCATTCGCTTTCCGGCGTGGATTCTGGACGTTCCAGGCGATATTCTTCCTCCGACTCCGGCAATCCGGCCAGCCGGCGGAACCGCGCCATCTGTTCTTCATTCTCCACGCCGGGATAACGTCGCAGGCGTTCCAGCTCCGCGTAACTCTTCGCCAGAGCCTCCGGCGTCTTAAACTTGGAAAGAGATTTCTCCATCCCTTTCAACTCATCAAACCGGGCGTACCAGTCCGGAGCAAAACCACCGTCCTCACCCAGAAGGGGAGGAAAAGGTTCAGTTTGAACTTCGGTTTCGGACAGTGCGTCCGTCTCCGGGGAAACGAAACCGGAACCCTCCGCATCCCTGAAAGGAGCGGCCATGCTGTTATCAATGGAATCAATCATTTTTCTCTTCTTCTGTGGTTTCTTTAATGGCTAATTGAAGCTGGCGGCGGATGTACAGAAAGATCTCCCTGTAGGCATCCCTCCTCATGGCGTCCAGAGGGTCGTAATTCCCCGGACTTCCTTGAAAAACGGGCAAATCAGTCTGGAAACGGGTTTCCAGAAAGGTAAGCGCCTCACGCCCGTCCGGGGTGTCAAACACCCGGAGAAGCTGGCGCCTTTTGAGACGGGCCTCCCGGACGGAGGCCTCCTGCTGCAATGTCGTATCCTGGTTCATTTTTGAATCGCGGTTAACTGGTCAAGCAAAGGATTGAGGGAAGCATAAGGATCCTCTTCCGCCGGAGCCAGGGAGGCTCCCTGCTGGAGGTCCGCCCGTTCCTTCCGCATGGCACGGACATCGGCCCAGGGCCTCAGCATGCTCTCCGGGGCGCCGTCCACACGGGCGGACAGGCGGAAACAGTGGTCCCAGTCCACATGATCCGCCAAATCCGGGGCAGCCTGCATCATCATATTCAGCCGCTGAAGGCTGCGGTCCATCCCTTCACTCTGCAAGCGCCTGAGCACCAGGGCAATCTTTGACTGATAGACAACCCTGGGTTCTCCCACGGCAACGGAGCCGTCCCTCCCTACCCTCAATACCGCACGGGGTGGCCTGGGAAACTTGCCCATCCGGAACAGCAGGGAAAAAATGCGTGTCATTGTGGAATACAGATCACTCACAAACAGCGTGAAGGAAGGAGAAAACATCAAGACGCGCTCATTCTCCCGCGCCATGACCTCCGTGGCAGTCATATTGCCGCGGTGCCCGCTCCAAAGCTCCAGCATGGGCAGATAATAGGCACGGCGTATCGCATCCTGCTTCTGTGTCAGACGGTCCATCCCAACATCATACCTGCCCTGCGTAGCCCATTCCCGGGGAAGGTGAAGGGAAGCGGCCTCCGGGGTAATGACGGTCCTGCCGCCGGCCCGCAAATCCACTTCCCCAATCTGGTTGGCGAGCTCCAGAATACGGGGAAAGGCGGCCACCTCGCCAAGAGTATCCAGAATACGGTTCAGGAACTGCACCTGCTGGATGGCGGGAAACACCAGCCTGCCGGGAGCCAGACCGTACGGGCCGCTGCCCCACTTCAAAAAGCGGGTCACCAGATAAGGGAACTCCATGTATCCCCCTTCCTCCACAATCACCTGGTCGTCCAGAGACAGGTAAACGCTTTCAAACGGCATGTGGGAGGCCTGCTCCCTGCGGCGGCTGCGCCGGGTGCGCGGGCGCACAACATGCAGAAACCTCAGAGTTGTGGCATACGGATTGCCTCCGCGCTCCAGAACTTCCCGAGCCTTGGGCCCCAGAGCTTTCACCCCGAACATGGAGCGTGCCTGATGAGCCGTGTAGGTAAACTCCCTGACGTAGGTATCCACCCGGCCTTCCGCATTCTCCGCACAGGCGAACTGTCCGCACGGAATATTGGTAAACAACAGCCTTCCGTCCGAGGATATGCCCGTAAACAGACTTCCGGTCCCCAAAGCCACCCGGTCCAGAAAACACTCATGAATCTCCGTATAAAAATTGGAAACGGACAATTCTTTCAGGGCAATTTCCGAACACTGGTTATACCAGGCCTCCGCCTCGTCGCCTCCCCGGTCATCCGGAGCCGACCACTTGAACCATACGTCATGGCTGGGCGTAATATAGGACATATGGCCGCTGGCCAGCTTCTGGCATGCCTCCACAGCCGTAGTATCCGTCATGCGGTCCATGGCGTCCCTGTTGGGTAGGGAAACATCCCCTTCCCGATTCAGGCGGCGAGGCAGCACGTAATCCCTCAGACGGTCCCACCACGTTTCCCATGGCGCGCGCTGGGCGGCCAGGGACTTGTACACGGAATTCAATTCCGCAGTTCTTTCTTCCATGGCAGCGCCTATCCCAGAGTTTTCCTAAGCAGAGTCCGCGGATTGACCTCCCCCTGCCCGGCGGAAGAATGACGGCGCGCCAGAATGGTGGAAATCATTCCCTGCCTCTGCCGTTCCCGGGCCTGATAATCTTCCCCTACTTCTTGTTCCACGCTCTCCGCCTTGACCGGGATGGTCTGCTCCGGAGCAGAAGCGGAAGGTGTGGACGGTTTCATAAATCCCATAATTTCTTTTGCTTTCTATTCATGGTTGATACTGATTCCCCTTCCCTTCTGCCGGATATAAGGCTCCAGAGGATGCCGGACGCCCGCCTCACAGACAATCCATGCGGCGGGAGCGTTCTTTTCCCATGGAAGGAAAGGGAGCTCTCTCCACCTGCCCGGACAATCCGGGCAAGTGCTTGCATTTATCAAATAAACAAATCGGCAAAAAATGCACCTGAGGAAAAACCGGACGCATACATGCCATTGGTGGCATCAAAGAGGTCGCCTCCAAACGTGATGCATTCCGCATCCGTTTCCTCCAAAACATAGGGCGCTATGATCAATGAATCCTTACTTCAGCCGGATACGCCATCCGCGCTGGACATATGCAACGCGGCCCTCTCCAAAATAGGGGAGGCACCTCTGGACGCGCTGATTGCCAATGAATCCACGGCATCCCGCCTTTGCGTTCTTCATTACCATCCGGCCCGCAGGGAAACCCTTTGCATGGCGCGCTGGACCTTCGCCGCCACGCAAACCACTCTGGACTCCGTTTCCGCACAGGCGCCCAATTCCCTGACCCCCTATCAATTCACGCTGCCCGCAGACTGCCTGCGCGTGCTGGATGTGGAATGCTCGGAATGGAAAATGCAGGGACGCCGCATTCATGCTTCCTGCGCCCCGCTTCCCCTAAGCTACATTGCCGATATTGAAAACGCCGACCAATTCGATCCCCTCTTCATGGACGCACTGGCCACCCGGCTGGCAGAAAAACTGGCCATGCCCCTGACGGGCAACCAAAGCCTGCGCCAGAATCTTAACCAGGAATTCCATAAAATCATTCTTCCGCAGGCGGCTACCGTCAATGCGGTGCAGTGCTTTTCCAATGATTCCCACCCGCTGCTGGATTTGCTGAGAAAAATCAAATCGCCCTCTTGCCCGGAAGAATGTGAATAACATGAGAATAATAAGCAAATAACATAATAATAAATTGTGAATACATACTCATGAAAGCACTGGATTTCATACAGATATTTGCCTCCAACGTCCGCAGGCTGGACTTTCGCCTCAGCAGTGCCCAGGTCATCCTGGCCGTCATTGCCGGGTACAGGCGCCACAGCACCATTACGGAAGCCACACGCCTGCACCCTAATACCGTCACCAATATCCTGCAGGATCTCATTGCGCAGGGATATGTCAACCGTATTGGAGACGGTCGCCCTTATGTTTACCGGCCCACTGCGGATGGAGAACAGCTTGCCGGAAACCTGCTGGACAAAAATACATTCCCCGGCACATGAAAAATCCCCTGCTCAGTACGGAAGAAAAACGCCGCTGGTTGGCCCGCGTTTTCCGGGACGAGGACGGGGAATACTCTCAGGCGGACAAATTCAAGGCGCTGGTGGAAGACACCAAACTGGCAGCCCTGCAGCAGGAAGAGGAGGAATTCAAACGCCAGCGGGAAATGGGCGCTGCACCACAGGACCCCATCCTGGCTCTGCTCCAGTCCCTCCCCCCGGCAGAACTCAATCTCAATAATCACCCCTCTTCCTGACAACTTAACAAGATGATGGAACAAAAAAGCTCTCTAGACCAAACAAGCTCGGAGAGCTTTTTCTTTTTCAATCCACGCACTCCTTGCGGAGTGCGACAAACGGGAGGGGAAATAACATGGACGCGTTGCTGGTTTCAATCCACGCACTCCTTGCGGAGTACGACCGGGTTGCCGGATGACTAATTGCACTCTTGAATTCGTTTCAATCCACGCACTCCTTGCGGAGTGCGACCCCAGTGCACGCTTTCACGCTGTCAACCGCGCTGTTTCAATCCACGCACTCCTTGCGGAGTGCGACTGAATATTGAATCTTCCAGTGAAGAAGAAGAAGAAGAAGTTTCAATCCACGCACTCCTTGTGTAACGTCGCAATGCTTTGTAGAAAAATTATCAAGCATTGTGGAAAAACGCCCTTGAACGTCTGTCCGCTGCATCCCCATTGCAACCTGGTTGCACCTCCCTTGAAAACGGCTTGAACTGCCCTCTACTCCCCGATCACGTCCCTGGCGGCCAACTCGTCAAATACGCGGATGAACTCTGCTGCGTCCATCTGCTGCCGGGGCATGTGAAGAGTGCCCAGCGTCACCACGTCCAGCCGATCATATTTGGCTACTGCCGGCATCGTTGGCCAGCGGTAGGCCGCCCAGCGCCCCTCCGGCCGTGATGCCGCCCAGGGCCGCTCTATGTGAAGCGGAACCCCTGCGGCCATGGCCAAGCGTCCCGTTGCTATATCCTCCGGATCGTCACCCCCAATGGGCAGACGGTCCAGAACTGCCAGCATGCGGCGCAACGCGGAACCCGTGAACCCGTAGCACAGGCCGCACATGATCCGGCCGTCGCAGCAGCTGCCGAAGCCTTCCGTACCCGCCGCCAGCATCCGGCGCACAGGTCCGTCAGAACGCAATGCCGTGTCGGCATCCAGCTTGATGGCTACATCGTCATCGGCTGTGCCGTCCAGCAACGTTTCCAGGATGCCACGCACGCAGGAACTGCCGTTGAGGTTGCCGCGCCGTGGAAAATCCGTCTGCACATACATGGCGCCCAGGGCTTGCATTTGGGCGGCCACATCTGCCGTGACCGGATCGTGTCCATCATCGGCTACCGTTACAGCGGCATCCGGCAAACGCCGGCGCACGCAACGCAATGCCGCCAGGGATAGCGCCGCATCACGATTGAAGGTTAAAATGGTAATTCTGATCATCGTTATTTCTCTCTTGTTTAGGCGGGGCCGTAGGGATAATTGGAACCGCCATGAACGGGAATCTGGATGGAACCCAGTTCATACTGGATGACTTCATGATCGGCTGTAATGGTGGCCAGATGGAAGGAGTAATAAAACTCTTCCCCGTCCGGTTCCTCCGGTTGGAGACGAAGAGGACTGACAGGCCCTTGTGAATACGCTACCGTGCTGCCCTGGTACTTCCCTTTGCCGCTGAACCTAACATTGAGCCAAATTTCCCCACTGGTAACGGCCCCCTTGTACCAGTCTCCTTCGGTAGGTTCCGGGGCGGCGTTGCAGAACGTCGTCCCGTTGAGCAGCAGCAGCCCCGGCCGCAACCGATAGCCGGTCACGGTAGTATTATCGTCATCCCAATCCAGGACAACCTGGAACCCAAAACCCGCTGGACGGTCGGGCGCCTCGGTCCAGACGACTTCCCCTTCCGGCCCGAAAGTGGGAGCCTCCGGAGATTTACGGGCATCATCGTCATATTGGAGAGTCTGGACCGGGTTGTCCTGCTGGTCATCCTGGTCCAGATCATCTTGGCCGGATTGCAGGGACTTGGCGCGGTCCATCATATCCTGCAACGATAAATGCGCCGGCACCCCTGTGTTAATAGACGTTCTGTTACCGGCTAAATCTACGTTTACCCCTTGCACCACAGTGGACATATCCACCCATTCCGCGCGGCCGCCTGTAATGGATAATTGACGGCCTACCAGCCCGGCAGGAGACAAGGCCCGCAAGGACTGCAACGTCCCCTCCCAGGGAAGCTGCCGGGTAATCTCATAATAATCCCGCAGGACGCCGGTATAATCCGGCCATTCTTGCTCTGTCCCTCCTGTGTCCGGCTTGTCCGGTATTGAGGAACCATCTTCCGGCCCCGTTGTCCCGGACTTGTCGGCCCTGTACCAACGCCTGGGAGTGTTGACCGTGCGCCCCCTCCATGTCAGTTTGCTGTACCAGCGTTTCTGGCCGTTCACGATCTTCTGCTTGCCAAAAAGCAATTCAAACCCCGGACGGGGCGGCACCGTGATATAAACTTCCTGCGTCAGTGATACATAACACCACTTGATCAGTTTGCATGCCGGCGACAAATCCCCTTTGATCAACTCATAAACCTGGGCGCTTTCCGCCGTGCTGTAATTGCTGGCGTCGCTGGCCTTGTTTTTCAGAACGGTTTTCTTCACAGCCCCGAAACGCGCCCCCGGAACTTCCGCCAGCTTGGGAACTTTCCCCTGCCACCACTCGGCCGCGTCATCAGGTCCGGTGGGCAGCTTGTCTCCAAGCACCAGTATCTCGGGCTTTAAGAAAGACCAGATGGGAGATTCGGAGCTGGGCGGTTCGTCTTCCGTTTCCGGTGTGGTTCCGGGCATGGCCAGCTGCACGGTTACGCATCCCTCCTGGCGCAGGGAAGCCCCGCGCGGCCAAACCTGGGATTGACGGGCCATGTTCCCGGCCGTCAGTACCACGCCCACCGCAGGGGGAACCAGGTCATGGCGCGGGTCCAAATCGATGGCCGTCAGCAAATTCCCGGCGCGATCCAGCGTGACCGCAGGAAGGACGGCACCATCCGCAACCCTGATCACGGGAGAAGAACCGGAATAATCAACCCAGCACACCATGCCGGGGCGTGCCCCCAACAGCTTGCGCAACACGCCCGCGTAAGTATCGCATGCCAGGGCCGTGTTCCACACCCAGGCCGCGGGGGAAACGTCCACCTGAATTCCTACATCCGCCCCCAGCAATCCATGCTTGCGGGCATCTTTCAGGATGCGGTTCAGCGTCCCGGCAATAGACACTTTGCGCGGAGCATCCGCACCGCTGCCGCCCTCCACAGCGGCATACAGAGCGCCTTTCAGGCTGCCGGAGGCGTTAAAGCAAAGCGTCCCTTCCAGAGGTTTGAGGATGTCATGCACATCTATTTGCCACGCCCAGCTGTTGCCGGAAAAGGAGGGACGGCAACGCCGGACTGTTCCTTCCATGATGGTGGAGCCGTGCCAGACAATGCGCGCCGGCTCTTTATATAGATAGGGAGGCGGCTCATCGTTGCGGCGGATTATCTGCCGCCAGGAAACGCACATCGGCGTAAAATTCTGCCAGCTGTAAGACGCGTCTTCCAGGGCCTTGTCCGTAAGTTCAACAGTCTTCATCTGCGTGGTCCGAATTTCCCCTGGGAATCAATCTTATCCAGCCGCGCCTTGAGGCGGGCCACTTCTCCGGACAGTTTGCCCTGGGCGGACTGCGCGGAGGAATACCTGGTTAAAATCTGGTCAATCAGTCCGATCATCTCATTAAACTCATTCCCTGCTTCCAGGCGGCGGTCATCATTTTCCAGCCTGCTTTTAAGATGCTCCAGCAGCTTGCGCTCGCCCTGAGTTACAGATGTTCCCCCGTCGCCCTGTTCGGAAAGAACCTTCTTCAACATCTCTTCGGCGTACGGAAGCGCTCCTATCGGCTCCTTGTTGGCGATCTCACCGGAGCGTCCCAGCACCTTACGACGCATTCTGGCCAGCCAGTCATCCAGCTCCAGCACCTTCTCCTGGCCATCGTGCAGCTTGCCGGACAAATTGGCCACATCCTGGGCAGTGCGCTCCAGATCGCGCAACTCCTTATCATTTTTCTTGATGGCCCGTTCTTTCTTGAGGGCATCCTGCCAAGCCTTAATGGCCTGCATAGCCGCCTGGGCAATCCCCTTTTCATCCTGATTGGTTGAATGCTTGGCAGCCTCAGAAAGTTCTTTGGCGAATTTCTCGGCCGCCTTGGCATCCATCAAATCCTTCTTGTTCCAGGCGCTGCGCGGCAGTGCTTTCAACCGCGCGAAAATATCGGAAAACTGCTTGAGCTTGGCGGCCAAGGCGTCATTGCCCTCAAATCTCTCCGCATACTGCTGGAAGCGTCCCATGCTGGCATCCAGCCGTTCATTGGTCTTGGACAGGGCATCCTTCTGTTTTTCCTGGTTCCGTTGCTTGGTTTCAATCTCTTTGCGGAGCCGGTCTTCCAAGGCTGAGGCCATCACATCGGTATGTTTCACGGCATCCTGCTGGGCGTTGGTCTTGGCCGTCTCCTGGTTTACGGCCTCGTTGGCCGCCGTCTGGGCCTGGTGCTCCGTCAGTACCCCCCTCAGCCTGGAACTGGCTTCCGCCGCCTGCTGCCTGGCGTCCTGCATTTCCCGGAGGGCTTCTTCCAGGCGGGATGCGTCATCCTTTATAACTGATTGCGCCAGCTGTAAAATCCGAACATACTCGGCCAGCCGTTCATCGTCATTCATCCCGTTCAAATCTCCTACCAGCCCCGTTTTGCTGATGTGCTCATATGATTTCCCCAGCGCTTGCCGGTGCTGATCCACCTTCTTTTTCAAAAGCTCCTCGTTGCCCTTGTCCGTCTCGTTAAAGCTCATCCCTTTGGATCGCATGAATTCATGCTGGGCAGCCACAGCGGCCTCATAGTCCTGCCGTGCCTGGTCTTCATCCTGTTTGCGTGCCAACGCGATCGGAGCGCCTGCCAGGGGCAGCATGGTAGCGGCGCGTGCCTGGTCTTTAATGGCCTCTTGTATTTTCTTTTGAGCATCCTTCTGGCGTTGCTGGATTGCCTTCCAGCGAGCAAGATCTTCTTCTGCTCTCTTGGTGGCATCGGCCTCTTCCATGACCTGGATCGGCTTCAACCCTTCCACCAGTTGCTTGGATTGAGAAGAACGGGAAAACTCCAATAGTTTACGGTAGCGTTCCTCGGCGGCATCCGCCCTGGCCTGGGCCGTCTGTGCCGCCTGGTCAGCCTGCTTGCGCTCAATATCCATGCGCTCGTTGGCGTCTTTGGCATCAATCCTGGCCAATTCATCCCGCGTCTGGGATTCGGTAATCTCACCCCGGATGCGGCGCTGGTTGACAATGCTGCGGTTCTTCTCGTTTTCAATTTGGAGCAGTTTCTTCTGCATTTCCAGCCCGGCCATGGCCTTGCGGTCAATGGCCTCAATGGTGCGCAGCCGGGCGGCGTAGGCGTTATTGACCTGCTTGACGCCTGCGGCTTCTTGTTTAAGAAAGGCGTCCTCGCGGTGCTGGGCGCGGGCGGAATTGATACTATCCTGCCAGCGGGCCAGCTTGTCCTGGGCAGCCTGGATGATGCCGGCCAGCTTGGCGTCAATCTGCTTGGCCTTGACGCCAAATGCCTCATTGAGCGACTCTCCTATGGACCAGCCAAGGTCCCATGCCTGCTTACCCAATCCGATCACATTTTTGAGGTTTTGCAGGCCGCCGTTGAATTGGTTCCAGGACTGCATTGTACTGCTGCCCCAGGCTTGCAGCTTGCCGGGCAGGGAAGTAAGCGTGCTGATGCTCCGGGACAACAAGGATGCACTCCTGTCTAGGCGCTGGGAGGTCACGGTGAAATTCTTGCCCGCCTGCCTGAGGGCGCCGTCCATCGTCTTGACGGCATTGGACAGTTCCGCCGCTCCCTCCAGCCGCCAGGTCATACCGCCTCCGGTGGCTGCCGCGGTATAAGCCGGGGCAGCAGTACCGCCCACGCCTCCGGAAAGTAAACTATCCGGCACCTGCTTGGCAGCCTTGGCCAAATCCTGCACCGCCTTGTTGGCTTTGGTCAGGTCTCCCAGGTTGGCCGTGGTTCCGATGCTGATGCTTACGTCATAATCCATAGGTCAATCAATGTCTCCTGTTAAAAAAAGTTGAATTTCCAGTACACCCCAAAACGCTGCGGCCCCATATCGTTGATCATTGGTCGGCGGCAAAGGCTGCACATGGTCAAGGGTGGCGTGGTATTCCCGCGTGCGCTGCGGGATGCCGGCATGATAGGCGGTCATCCAGGTGATCATGCCCTCCGGGTACAGCGCCAGCAATTCCGCTATGTCCAGTCCCCATGCCCTGGCGGCGGCGTAAGTGCTGAAAGCCCGCGCCAGGGAAAAAGACATCTGCAACCCGGCATTGCCGCGTGCCGCCTGGTGCATCCAGCGGCTGCCGATAACGGCCTCGCGCTGCACCTGGACGGAGGGAACCACAGTTACCAGGGACGGCATCACATCCCCGTAACTGCACAAGGCCACCGCCTCCGGGGCATCGTCTCCGATTGGGCGGTAGATGACTGTATCCTGCGAGCGGTAAGCGTCCATAATCGTTAAAGATTGCTGGTCGTGAAAAACTTGAAAAACTCCACGGCGGCGGGGTCGGTAATGACGAACTCCGGGTAATCACGGGAAGTGAACACCCTCCGCCCGCCCTGCGGATTGACGGCCTCAACGGTCAGTTCCACGGCTTCCTCCGGAGCGTAAAACTCTTTCAGCCGTGCCCACACCTGCACCGCCTGCCACGGTTCCGCCAGCCCTACCAGCGCGGCAACGACGGCCTGCATGGCCGGGGCCTGCTCCGCGGGTATATCGGCAGGAGTGTAGCGGACTGTCCGGGTGTAACCTCCAGCGTCCTCATAGACGGCTGTCAGGGTGAATTCCTGCCAGTTGCCGGGCTGAGGAAACTGAATTTGTATTTCTGCATTCATATTACTTTTGAAAAATAATCAGTTATCAACATGCCAGGATAAACGCCCAATCCCAAAGCTCTATTCATGGAGGTGATTGTCGGAGCCGTGGTGTTGTTGGCGAAAAAGGGGATCACTTTTTCCGCGCAGGCATAATAATCAACAGCAATTTCCCCCATGCTGTAGATGGTCACCTCCCTGGATGTCACGCCAAGGTTGGATGAGCTGTACACCACTCCTACCGAAATGCGCGCGGACAAATTATTCACTTGCTCGTAAATAAGATACAATCTGTTGATGGATTGAGTTCGTCCGGGTTTTTCAATGACTTGCTCCCCGTCACCAGTATTGTAATAAATGGAAAATGTCGTTTGCGCCCGCGCACGGCTGTACATTTTGAGATAGATATAGGGGGGAGCCACTTCCGAAACGCTTTGCGCGTCAATGGAAGTCTGCCCAAGAGCAAATCCCATGAAAGCATTGTGTTCCCCCGCCTCGAAATTCATGTAGGTTCCCCCCATGCTCAACACCATAGATGACGGGGGAAATGTCCCCCAGGCAAAATTGTACCTATCGAACTTAATAAGAGGATAAGACATGAAGTTATTCCCGGCGGAAACCTCCCTGAAAATAACCAGATCTTTGTCCATCAAGTACGGATATGTCACTTTGCTGACATTAACAGCATTGGCGAATGCGATGTTACGCAAATCGACATATCCCGATAAATCAAAAGCCTCGGCGGCATATCCCGCCCCCAGGGTCGTCATGCTCTGCATGGTTGCTATAGGGGACGGGGAATTGATGCCTCCGTTGGCGTTGACGGCCCCGGCAAACGTGCCTCCCGCGGCGGTGATATTGCCGGGAAGCGTCATGTTGCCGGAAGCGTCCACCTGCGGCATGGCTGCCAAAGCTTGCTGGGCCGCCGTCGCGGAATTGGCCGCGCTAGTGGCAGATGTTGCGGCGTTATCGGCAGCCGTGGACGCGGTAGCGGCTGCCTGGCCAGCCGTCCGCGCCGCAGCCTCGGCGGTCGCGGAAGATTGGCGCACATCCCGCCCCAGGCTATCCAGTTGCCGCGCGGTGGCCAGCTCCATCCCTCCCAGGGTGATGCCGTCGTCATAGTCCACCACCACGGTCATCAAGGGAGCCATCGTACCATTCACGGTGGGCGGGTTGGACACCTCCGTGATCAAACCGCGTCCGGGGACGGAAGGGGTCAGGACGGCGTGCATGCCCAGCGCGTAGGGCGTCATCTCGGTCCCCTCACACACCTGGATGATAATGACATCCCCGCGCGTCAGGGGAATGCCCGGCGTAAATACCCACGTGGCCGTCTGGCCGCTGGACAGGTTGGACACATAGGCGGAGGTGCCAATCAGGCTGTAAGCGCCGTCCGTCAGCCGCCAGACACGCAGGCAATACTGATTCAGGGCGGGATCGTCAAAAAAATAAACAGTGGAAATGCTTTTCAGGCGGCAGCTGTCGGGCAGATGCCCGGCCAGTATCTCGTCTCCCCACGTGAACGCGTAGCCACCCACGATGGTCCAGGTGTCGGCGGCATCTCCGCTGGACAAGGTGGATTGCCCGGTCGCGGCTTCCAATTCCACGCCCGCCTCCTTGAGCGCGTCCGGCAGCTGCGCGGCCAGGGCGTCGGCTACCAGTTCGGACCAGTCGGCCAACACCTCTGCGGGCGGCGCATAATCCGCCGGCAGGATGTCCCGGCGCACCGTCACCCGGATCGGGCGGGACGTGTGCTGCGCTCCATCAGGGGCCACCAGCACCACCTCGGCCACCAGGGCCACGCTGTCCGCACTGTCCAGCGCCTCCTGGAGCGGCGCCGTATTGACCACCCAGGACGCTTCTTGCCAGTCATCCTTACGAACAAACCCGGTCACGGTCATGATCAGGTCAGGACTGCCTATCGTCTGCTTGACCGCCAGCGCCGGTGTGCAATTATCCAGGGCATGCTCCACACGGATGCGCACCGGCACCGTATCGCCCAGCACCAGGGACACATCCGTCACCGGCACCCCGGAGGGCCAGCGGAGCGCCATTGTTCTGCCATCAATTACCAGTTCCATGTCTCGTGATTAGGATTGCGGAGGGCGGAGGCTGCGTGCCCCCGCCGCTCCGGGTTTTCATCAGGCCGTCGCCGGAGATGCCAACGCCTTGGGCGTCAGCTTTTGCAAAGGGCTGTATTCAATGCTCAATTCCCATTCAGCGGTTGCCGGGTCGGACGCGAAATTCGGAGTATTAGTCAGCCGCAATCTCCCCATGACGCACCACTCCATCAGTTCCTTGCCGTTTTCCGCGTGGTCCGTCAGGCGTCCATAAAGCCAGACCTTGATTTCTCCGTTGGACACAAACGGCACGGCTTCCTGGTTGTCTTCCAATTCCCCGGCCACGCCAAAAGCCAGCTGAATCACTTCCGGCGCAATGTACTGCGTGGTGAATTTAAGCTTGTACTGCTGCACCATGGTTACATCCTCCATTTCATACATGCCGGTGGCATCATTCACGCCCTCAATCTGGACGTTCTTCTTGACCTGCTCCACCTGGCCGCTCTTGATTTTGCCCAGGTACAGCCAGGGGCCGGGAGCTTCGGAGGTGGGGATTGCCGGACATGCGTCCACTCCTACCGTCTTGCTGCCGTCCGTCACTCCGAATTTGGCAATCCTGACCGGCATGCCGCCAATCAGGTAGTTCACTCGTCTTGTTGCTTCACTCATGATGTTTAGTCTTTTTTCTTTAATAGTTGAGCCTGATGTTAATACACGCGCCTGGCGGCCTTGTCGGCTTCCAGTGCGGCGGCCTGTTTGGCCGTTACCGTCACCAGGGCGCGGGCGGCAAAGCGCCAGCCGTCAATCTCGGTGCCCGTTTTGAGGATGCGCACCTTGACGGCGGCTTCCTGCGTTGCTTCCCCCACGGCTGCTGCCGGGGCCTGTTCCTGTTTGGTTTCTGCTTTTGCCATGGTTTAATTTATGGTTCAGGGTTAATAAAAAAGTCTCGGAGCCAGCACGACGGCCTTGCCTACCAGGTTCTTGATTTTTTCCAGCTTGCTCAAATCCAGCGGCGTTACGCCAATAACGACCGGTTCTTCCTGGTTGTCCTCTTCATCACGCATCCAGTTCTGGACACGCGCAATAATGGTAGCCGCGACGTCGGCCAGATATTCATCCACGGATTCATACCCTGGCGGCAACAGGGATTCCTGCTGCATGTAGATGCCGACTACCATCGGGCAATCCATCCGTGTGGTGCGCGTGCGCTGCGCCTGGTCCGTGTTGGTTGGATCGCCCGGTGTGACGGCCACGCAGCAATACTGGGAATTGGCCGTCATCAGGAGCAGGTCACACTGGCTCACGCGGTCAAACAGGCCCGGCATCACCAGCGGGGCAAGATCTGTGTCCCCCTGTAAATGTCCCATCAGTTTACGGGCATAAAGGTAACTGGGCGCTTTCTTCATGATTTCTTCTTTCTGCTTAAAAAATCCAGGGCATCATGTACGGCTTCCTCGGCCACGCTGCGCACTTCGTCTTCATCGGGCATCACATCCGGGTGTTCCGGTATGGTGACCTCCCGCATCAGGATGTAGAAAATCGGGCTTTGCGGATCTGCCACACGCCGGGTCTGCCCCTTGCGCGGTCCCCTCGTGATGGGAACGTCTTTGCCGCCAACCAGCACCCCCGTTGCAGGCCCCTTGCAAGGCACAAACACCAGGCTTCCCCCCAGCCCTGCCTGCTGGATGCTCAACCCATACGGGGCATACTCCGTCGGGATGGCCAGATTTTTGGTCGGTTCTCCCGTCACTTCGGACGGTCGGCCGCTGGCGCGTAGCGGACCTCCCAGGGCCTTAATGGAGCCAAGCCACTGGTGCCGGACGCCGCGCTTGTACACACGCACGGCCAACCGGTCATTGCCGTCCGGTTCCACGACGGTGGCGCGGGCAGCGTCCGCCCAAAAAGACCGGCCGCCGCGATCCTCAAAGCGGGTACGCAGGTTGTCCTGAAGGTCCAAGGCAATGGCTTCATTCACCTGGGCCTGTTCTTTGCGCCCAAGTTTCAAAGCAATGCCGCCCATGATGGTCACATTCAGACTGATCATAATTCGCGCACAGTGATGGTTGCCGGCCTGGTGGCCGTGTCGATGCCGATGACGCGGTACGCCGTACCGCCCAACAATACCCGGCTGCCGGGCGCCACCTGGCGGCCGATGGCAGCCGCCGCCAAGTCAATGCGCCGGGCGCTGCTGCCGCCTTGCACCACCAGGCGCACGTTGCCGGAGGCAGGGGACGCACTCCCGACGGGCACAGCCGGTAATGCGGCTACCGTGAGCGGCACGCGATAGACGCCGGATTGCAGGGCTGCCAGATCCTGCGCTGTCAGGGTGAGGGACGTTTCCAGTTCCGGGGCTGCGTCCGGCAGAATCCGGCCAAACAGGCGCGCCACGTCTTCAATCATGTCCAATCCCGCGCGGTTCTCTGGCGCATCGGCCCGGAAGCCGTCGGGATTGCTTAAAAATTCAGCCAGGGCGTCGGCCTGGTAGTTGGTGCGCAGAGATGCCGGCACGTCCTCGCGCGGTTGGGTGGCGATCACCCGGCCAATCTCTCCGGCATCATAGGGACGTGTGCCGTTGCGGTCCACCAGGCGCAGGGAGGAACCGTCCCATTCTGCAATGCCCTTCATCTGTTCGGCCAGGGCTGCGCCCAAGTCTTCATCCCGGATATTGGTGTCCAAGGCAACATCATGGTTGAACGACTCCGGCCGCTGAGATTCGATGCGGGCCATATCTTCGTCCGTTACCAGGCCTTTTTTCTCGGCAACACGCCATTTCACCGGACGCCACCACATGCCGCTGCCGTAGTCAAAAGGCGGGTAAGGCGTCCGCCACCGGGACAGCGCCGCCCAAATGGGGGAATCATTCAGAGCAATGAAAGAACCGTCCCTGGCCACACCCTCATAATTGACGGAGGCGGCGGCCTCATTCCAGCGCGTTTGCCAGTCCCTGGGCTCGCGGGATTGACGGTTGCGGTGCAGCTCGCTGGCCGGGTACATGGCATTGCCCGTGAGCCGGTTCTTTTCCGCATATCCGCGCGCCATGTTGACATTGGTTTTCAAGGTTACATCCAGGCGGCGCGGGGTGTAGATGTCTTTAATCGTTCCGGCGGTTCCCGGCGTGGGACGGTAGCCGGCGCGTTCCAGTTCTTCCCGGACCGCCCGGCGCGCTTCAATCAGAGACACTTTCCCGTTGGCCAGAGCAGCCGCAGCATTCCGGCAAGCCTGGGCATCCTCAAATCGCACCTTGCCCGCCATCACAAAGGCCCGCTCCATACGCCAGTAATCCACGCGCGCAGCTTCCCATTCCCGGCTGCGTAGCTCGGACGGGATGACTTGCTTGTTAAGGATAAACTGACCGGGAGCGGGCATGCTATTACCTGATAACTATTCACTATTAACTGCCATGATGCCTCGATCATGGCTCCGGGTACCAGCCTGTGCCGTCGTTGCCGTAGGCCGGAGACGGGGCGATAATGGACGGCTTGTGCGATGCGGGCACATGCACCTTGCCGTCCGGCCCCATTACCTTGCGTTCCGCCCTGGCAATGGAGGCCAGCAGTGCGGCGGCATCATCCGCCGCCTTGCGCCGCTCGTCGGTGATGGCCATGCTGAAACGCTTGAGCAGACGCACCGCCGCAATGTCCATCGCGGCAGCGCGCAGCGTGCGCGGTATGGTTGCCTGGTCATCGTCCAGCGCGTTGGCCGGATTGCTGGCGATGGATTCCCTGACCATGGCTGTCACGTCGTCCAGGGTGTCCAGCGTCCAGGGATTGGCGGAGTCCGGGCCGGACGGTGCCACAACGGCCAATTCCTTGGCGTTGAATACCAGGGCCAGGTCATCCGTCGTCAGCTTGATCCAGGCTTTCATGAAGCGGTCAGGCTTGGGGGTTAGCGGCGGAGATCAGGGCATCGGCCACCCGCAGGGAGTTGAGCGCCAGCTCGCGGATCATGCGCTCGTCGCGCAGCAGTGCTGCATAGCGTCCGTGAGCCACCAGGCCGGAGGCAATAGTCGCGGCAATTTCCACGCGGGAAGGTTCAGCTGTTCGCAAGGTGGCGGCGGATGATACAGGTTCCTGTCCTTTAATTTCTCTGTTTTCCGTTTTAGGAGGATCCTCTTCTTGGGATGCCGTGCCGGTCAAGGCGTCATATTCTTGCTTGGTCATGTTGGGGGCGGTGGGTTCTCCGTCTGCCGGTTTGGTATTGTCGCCCTGGGGTTCAGCCATGGGGGCGGATGTTTTGGTCTTGCTGGTATTAGGTTTTGTCATCATGATTTGGTCTTTTAGTTGTTGTTAGTCTTTGCCTCCCGCTTCCGCAACGGAAGCGGGAGGCCATGATCAGCTGATCGTCAGGCGGCTCACGCAGGGCGGAGCCGTTACGGCGTACGTATGCTTCATATTGATTTCGTACCAGGTGGTATGGATGCCGCGCTCGTAGTAGCTTTCTACGTTTTCCGCGTAGGCGTCGCCGCCGGCGCTCAGCACCTTGAGGCCGGAGAAGTCCCCGACGGTCATTCCCTCCTGGGCATAGGTCAGCCATACGTCGTCACCCAGCAAGTTGGTTCCTTCAAACTCCACGGATGGTCCTGCTTCATCCTTGCCAACGGAGACATTGGCCACCATTACCTGGAGATCGTCGGCGGCATGGACGCCCAGCAGTTGCTTGAACAAGTCAACGGTCAGTTCCCTGGCGCTGTTGTAGGTGATGGCATCCAGGATGGCGGGGGAGGCCCCCAGCACATCCCACTTCTTGCTCGGAATCAGAATGCGGTTGGGCTTGATGCCGGCCTGGGTTTCCATGCGGTCAATCTCGTCCTTGAGTTCCTTCATTGGATCGGCGGAGGAAGACGACCAGTTGCCCACGCCGGAACGCGCCTGAACCTGGCTGCGGAAATGGTCAAACCCGTCGGCAATCATGGACCTTTGCCAGACGCCCAGAAGCGTTCCCGTCCTGGCCTCCGCTTTAAGGGCGGCCACTTCGGAGCGGCGGGCGTCCAGTTCTTCCCTGGACAAATGCAAATCCTGATCGTCGATGCCGATGCGCAGACTGTGGTCCTCCAGGGCAAATGGATGTGGTGTGCAAACCAGGTCCAGGCTGCGGGCGGATTGATGGCGTCCGCGCGAGGTGTCCACGCGACGGAACGCATATCCCTGGGGAAAATAGTCATACGTCCCGCTGTCTCCGTCCACCTTCACGGACGGCGCGATAAAGGACAATGGATTGACCGGAGAACGGCGGAACCAGCCCACCACCATCTGGTGCAACGAGTAACAGTAAGTGTAATTTGTGCTCATATCAGTTAATGGTTAAAAGTTAATAATGATGTTATTCGGAGGCTGCCTCCACTTTGTAGGGCTTGCACATGATCACGTTGATCAGCTGCCCGGCCTTGGTGGTGGCCACGTCCTGAACAGCGTAACCCACAATCAGGTCGCCGGCGGTTTCCGAGGATGCGGAAACGGTACCGTCAGCGTTACGCTTGAGCGGGGTGTTCATCTTGATGGTGCCGGGGTCTGTGCCCAGCTGGGCCTGCACGATGGACTGGCTGGACCACAGGATGATGGATGCCCCGGTCCGATTGCCCAGCATGGAGCGCAGCTGGCCGTCCGGCTCGCTGATCACGCCATGGGGCATTGTGTCGTTGTCTTCCAGGGCGATTTCCCCGGCAGCATTGATGGAGGCAAATTTGCCTTCATGGAGGTGGCCCTGCTTGCTGGCTTCCTCCGTGTATTGCCGGCGCAGCACCGGCTTGTCATAGACGATCATGGTTGATTTCCTTTCGTGTGTTGGTGTGTTGGTTGTTGCCGGATGCCTTAGCGCAGGCCGTCCTGGTAGTCCTGGCGGGCATCGCGCCAGACGCGGGCGTATTCGGCAGAGTTGAGTTGACGCCCCAGCTTGTGTTCTTCCTTATCCACGCGGCCCTGGCAGTAGTCCGTCATGGCTTTCTCCTGGGTGTTCACGTCGCGCCTCATTCCGTTGATGCGCACGCTCACATCCCGGTTGGGTTTCTGGCCCTGCATCCGCGTGTTGACGTCGCGCAGGGGAGCCAGGTTCGGGTAACGCCGTTTGCGGCTGTTGGTGTCCGGTCCTCCGGATGCGTTGGCGGCAGCCAGAGCAGCGGTCAGTTCCTCCACCTTGGACTTGAGGCCTTGGACGGCGGCCAGCACGTCTTCCGCGTTGGCGGATTCGTCCAGATCCATCTCTTCCGCGAGTTGCATCAGGATGTTTACGGCAGCGCTGCCGTCGTCGTTGGTGTCCTTTTCCGGGTCATCTGGGTCAGTGTCCGAATTCGTGTCGGCGGGTTTGTTATCCTCCTGGGCCGGAGGGGTGGGAGGCGTCTTTTCCTCGGTCGGTTCATCCGGCGTCTGGTCCAGCTCGCTGTTCTTGTCACGCTTCGGCTTGGTGATGGCCGTGCGGGTCTTGTTGGTCGGTTTCATGTCTTTGTCTTGTTGGTTATCTCGGTTTGCTTGTTTGCGAGAATTGGTCATCGGGAGTTGTCCCTTGTGGTTGGGGTAGTTGGTTACGCTCAGGCCGGCCAGCCGGACCGGAGCCACCACGCGGTTGTCAATCACTTCAAAATCCGGGTAATCGTATTCTGTGGAAAAGAACACATATTCCCCTTCATTCACGGCCTGGTGTCCCTTGGGGGTCCATTCAATCCAGGCCCAGAGCATATCCCCTTCCGCGTGCAGCGCCTTCACCCAGCCGAACGCCTTTTCAAATTTGTGCTGCTCGGAGGTGGGCAGACCGCGCCCGTCGGTGTCTTCCAGGGAAAAACTGTCTTCCAGGATCATCAATCCCTGGGCATCCAGCCGGGCCTGGTACACCGTGTCGGAAGGATCGTTCAAGGCTCGCCGCAGTTCATCCTGCATTTTGGGCGTCCACTCGCAGGTTGGCTCCACCGCAAACCATCCGGCAGCCGGCACTTTCCCCAGTTCATAGGGCGCATGGGGCGCTTCGTTAAACGGTATCACTTTCATGTCTTAAATTCGCTCTTGTTCTTTAGTTCTTGTGTGTTAGCTTAAAGATCCGGTCGGCAACTTGCTTTTGCGGTGACGCATGAGCTTGAGCAAGTAAACTGGGGCCAAAGCCCGTGTTATCCGCCCGTAGGGCCTGGTTCATGACCGGGCCTTTCTCTTTTATGGTCGTTTGTCTTTGTAGGCCGTGTTCAGTTTGATCTGTTTTTTCCCGTCGTTGAACAAAACCGCTTTGGAGCCTTTCTTGCCCCGTGCCACTACTCCGGTGCCATCTTTGGAGCGTTTGCCCGTGACAATGGCCTGGGCTGCTTTCCGGGCGGTTGTCTCTCCCTTGTCTATATGCTTCTGCGCGTGTTTGGCTCCGTAGTAGTCCTTATGCCCTCCATCCACCGTTAGATCTTTCTTGCCGACCTTCACGCCAGTTTTCACGCTGCCGCCTTTCATGGCCGTCCTGGTGATGGCCTTTTCCACCGCATCCACTTTTTCGGTGACTGTGGCATTTTGGCCGGCTTTCAATGGCGTGTTGCTCCTGCCGGATCTGGTTTCCCCTTCACGCCCGACGCCACGGTTCCGGCCGGTTCTTCCTTCCTGCCCCCAGCGCACTCTGGCGGCGTGTCTGGCCGCTTCCGACCGGCTCATCTTCCCGTTGGTGTCCTTCCTTTCGTCGTCATCCTCCAAATTTGCGATTTGCAACGGGGTTGCAACGAGGGTTCCCGGCTCTTGCGGGCCGTTTTGCATCTCGGTGTCCATGGCGGCTTTTAAGGGGGCCTGTAGCGTTTCCGCCAATTTGGCCACTTCTCCTATTCCCGGCACCTCCGCCATACGGCGCAGGGTATCGAGTTCATCCTTGCTCAATGCCGGTTCCTGGGTGCGGCTGTTGCAGTCTTTTCGCATGCAGGACTGGTCAAACGCTTCACGCGCTGCCGGCCACAGCATGGTTGGCGCATAACGGGTGTGCATCTCCCGCAGCAGGGGAGATTGCAAGCCCAGCCCGTCAGCTCCCGGCATGGCCTGGGTGGTGACGTTGTACCCGGTCAATTCCTGCACCTGGTCGTCGGGAGTTCGGTAGCCTACTCCGGCCAGCTGGGAAATGTTGGTGACGCTGGCCACCGTGTCGTCCGCTTCCGGGTGCTTGATTTCCAGTTCCACGTAAATTTCCTGGCCGGGGTGCCATTGTTCGATGATGGGCCGCACCATACCCCGGTTGAGAACGCCGGCAATGTCCTTGCCTTCGGCCGCAGCCAAATCGTCAAAGCCGTCTTCGTGCGTTGAGCCGGTTTCCGTGTTGGTGCCTGCCCCAGGAGCGGTCAGCATGGTCATCTGGCCGTTGGTGGAGCGCAGCACCAGTTCCTGGGTGGACAGGTCGATCAGTTTGAGAAACATGTCCGGCGTGCTGGCCGGTACGCTCACGGCCTTGACATCAGCACCGGGAGGTAGTGTGCCGCAGCTGTTGCTGATGCACTGCATGGCCATTTTCAGATAAAGCGTCTTGGTGTCTTCATCCGTTCCTTCCGGCATGATCACAAAAAACGGCGGCGTGCCGTAACGTCCGTTGCAGGTCATCCACTGTGCCTTGGCGTTCTTGCGGTCCAGGCACAGCATCATGGCCACCTGGTCAATGGGACGCGGGCAGAGCCGCGTCAGGATGGACCATTCTGGCACGGGTACCTCTTCCGCCCGCGCCGTTCCAAATGTCGCGCGTGGGTTCCACTGCCATTTCCCATTGTAGCCGTCTCGGCTCCAATTCCAGTTATCGGTAACTTGCAGGATAAATTCACGGGAAGTCTCCACCATTTGCAACCGGCGGAAATGCCTGAAAGATGCCTGACCGAACGCGGCGATCGCTTCGTCCATATTGGATATGGCATTGCAAAAGTCCTTGGCCGTTCTGAGTTGGGCGTCTGCAATAGCGTCTTCCAAATCGCTCAGGCCTTTCTTTTTGACGATGCGCCAGGGTAGCTTTTTCAGGGCGGTGTCCCTCTTTTCCACGCAGCTGGCCAGCACGGCATCGGCCGGTTCCAGCTGTTCCCATATCCACTGCACCTGTGCGTACGCTCCGCGCAGGGCTTCATTCATACAGGAGCGCACGGTGGAAATGTTCAAAAAGTCTAGGGGAGGCGTATAGGACAGATGCCGGGATTGGTCGCCCAGGATGTCGCGCAAGTCCTGCTCGGTAAATACCACCGGCTTGCTGTCGCTTTTCAGGCGGGCAGCCTGTGCTGGTGTCAGCGTGAGATTGCCCAGAGTTCCTCCCTTTCTGAATTTATTGTTCCGGCTCATGCAAACGGTCTTTCATCAAGGTTTTGGTTATTCCACAGGCCCGCCTGATTAGCAGCTTGTGCCCAGGAGTTGTTCACGTCGCGCCGGCCCGGTTCGGGGGGAACTACGACAAAGCTTTTGCCCACAAATCCCCAGTAGGCCAGTTTGCCGCTGTCAAACGTGTCGGCATGGTTGCCGTTCTTGTCCGGCTTGCACTCAAACTTGGCCCCGTTGCGCTTGACCAGCCGATGATCATCCCTCAGCCATTTGCCGGAGGGCATGGCGATCAGGCCATCTTCCAACGCGCCACAGTACGCGGACCCCATGGCCGTTTTGGCGTCGGTCTTTTCTCCCTCGTAGATGACATTGTTGTTCCCAGCAAATCCGATTACGCGAATTTCGCCGGACAGTCTTTGTCGCAGTTTGTTAGCCGCAAATTTTTCATTGGATTTATCGACCACCAAGGCCTTGCGATATGATTTGGCGATGGGTTTGAGGACGTGCCGGATGATGGATTCCATCACGTCCAGGTCTTCCGTCTTCCATCGCACAACCAGCCGTTCATAATAGACGCCTTCCCATTGCTCCATCACTGTCAGCGAGCTCGGGTTGGACTTGTCCTCAATGGTGGACGCCACATCCAGGCCTAGGCATACCTTGCCGCCTTTCAAGTGTTCCGCCCATGTGGACGGTATCAATGTCTCATAGTTGCTCATGCTGCCAGTACCTCCTTGCTAAGATCAATGCCCGTGCAGCACTGCGCTCCCTTGTACATGGCGTTGTTGAGCCACGCCAGCTGCACGGCGGATTGCCCGCCCTGAACAAACTTGAGCGCATAGTTGCGATCGGCAGATGCCTTATCCATGGCGTGGGCGCGGTATTCTTCAAACGCCACCGGCTTGCCGGAGAGCGGATCGAACAGGGACAGTCCCGCCAGCTCGCTGTCAAAAATGTCCACACGGTGGACCGGATAGCCGGCCTCCGTCTTGTAAAAATTCCCCTGGGCGTTGGGCGTGAATTCCAGCGGGCCGGGGTTGAGAAAATCATAGGTGAAATGCTTGTCGTCCTCCGGCGGCGTCGTGAACATCCACATCAGAAAATCAGGATTGCGGGAGATGATCGGCTCCACAGCGTCCAGGACCGCCCGGAAGTCTGGCCAGAACCCTACCTCGTCGCCAAACACATCTCCGGTCCAGCCGCGCGCCGTGTCCGGGTTGGGGGCCAGAATCTTGGTGCGGCTGTAAGAGGTGCGCGTATGGTAGATGCGCACCTGGGCCGTCTGCTTGTCCATCAGTTCCGCCAGATCATCCACGGCCAGCAGCTTGTGAGAACGCTTGTCCACCACATTGCCGCCCAGTTCCTTGCCCAGGGCTTCCTGTTTTGCCCGTAGTTTGGCCAGCGCGTCGTGCCAGATTTGGGCCTCTTTTTCCACGATTTCCTTGCCCGTGGCAATGGATGCGCTGACAAAATAACAACTCCGTCCGGCACGTTCCAGCATGCGGTCTATCGCCTTGGCGGCAATAAGGTAGGACTTGCCGCGCTGCCGAGCCCACAAAAAAAACATGGTGCGCAGCCGCAGCCAAAAGGCCACTTCCTGGAAGGTAAGCAGATTGATCAGGGGCTGGGAGTTGCCTTTATCCATTGATAAATTCCGGTGTAATTGTTTGTGCCTTGCCAAACAGCAGCGGGCGCAGCATGGCCACCTTCTGGGCGTCACTGCCCTCGCCATTGACGATTGCCTGGACCTCCGGCGAAAGCGCCTTGTCCAGCAGTGCCTGGGCGGCCATCGTCTGCCATTTGTCGATGTCCAGTTGCAGGCGAGTGGATTCCAGCTTGCCCTTGGCGTAACTTTGCACGATGCCGAACAGAGTTTTCAGGGTTTTGGGGTCGCTGCCTGGTGAGGTTGCCAGGTCAAACACCGTGGAGCGCACAGCCTGCAAGGTAGCCTCGTCCAGGTCGGAGGCGTCCATCTTGTTGAGCTTGGCGGCTATGTCCTTGCGGCGTGTCGCCATCAGCGGCTGGACGTGGTTGTGGTAATACTGCGCGATGCTCGTCAGGCTCCAGGTGATGCCGTCTTCCGCCACCCGTTCCTGCACGGCCTTGTAGGTCGTGCCGGAGAAAAACATCTCGTCCACCGCATCCCGGAGGTAGGGCGGCAGATTGGCAGCTACGCTGTCCTGACGGAGTTTCTTCATCGGTATTTAATGAATAAATATAAAGCGGTTAGGCTAAAGGCCATGGAAGCAATGGTAACAATAGCGTCCGGGATGGTCATATCTGTCCAAGTTGTAGTATTCCGGCATCCGTGATCATCCACTTGCGTTCCCCGGTCAGCTCGTTGCGGGTGCCGATAATGCAGGAAGATTGTTCCAGGTCCGTAAGAGCGTCTTCCAGTTCCAGCAGCGTGGGGCGCGGCTGCACGTCCAGACAGACCTCTGCGCGCAATGCTTCGTCGCGCATCGTGTAGGTCTTGGGCATCCGCTTGAGACTGCGCAGGATGGCGATTTTAACCTTGGCATGTTGGTTCATAGTGATTTCCGTGATTTAAGAATTTCAATCATCATGTTTTGCTGTCCGTACATCTCATTGAGCTTGACCGTGATTCCGGTTAGGCGCGCGTGGAGGTCGGACACCTCCGCCCGGTGTTGTTGCTTGATTTCGGCAACTTCTTCACGGGTGGCGAATTTATCTTCCAGATAAACGCGTTGGGCATCCTCTGATTGCTGGGGGGATTTGCGCCCCCTGGCTACCCATCCGCCGGACGCACTCAGGACAGCCACGATGATGCCTCCGACCACTTCAGGGGGAATACCTGATGCGGCATCTGCAATCAGGCCCCACATTGTACTGCGTAAGCATGGATGCCGTGAGCAACGGCCTGAGCCAGTACCTCACCCTTTTCATGCAAGAATTCCACATCAGAATCCACGGACAAAAACGCCCCTTCCACAATCACCGCCGGGCACACGGTGCCCTGTAAAAACACGTCGCCACGGTTGGCATAAGGCGTCCGTATGTTGCGGTCGGCCAGCTCCGCAATCAGGTCAAACTGCGCGTCTATCGCTTTGGCCAGGGCAATGCCTTTCTTGCTGCCGTCGTAGTGCACCACTTCATGCCCCCCCTTACAGGCTGGGCTATCGGCGGAGTTGAGATGCAGGCTCACGGCTACATCGGCGCCCCAGGCGTTGATGGCTACGCATTCATTCTTGATGCTGCGGCTGTAATCCTCGCGCCGGAAGACGCGCACCTGGTGCCCCAGCTTTTCCAGTTCTCTGACGATTGCCGGCGTGTACTGCGCCCAAAAAGGATGCTCTGCCAGGCCGTCGCGGCTTACTGCGCCCTGGTCGCCCGTGGAGCAATGCCCTATGTCCAGTGCTACTTTCATAATTAGTTAATAGTCAAAGTTAATAACGATTATTTGGAAGTAGCCTGCACCACGGGCGGCACCACAACCACGTCCGGGGTGGACTGGGACCAGGAAACGCTGTGATTGTCACGGTCCACCACCAGGGACGAGCCGCCACGGATGACCACCACCTGGCCATCCGTAAGAGCCACGCTGGCGGCGGTCTGCTTATCCGCGCTGCTGCAAGCCCAGGTCATCATAACCAGGGACATGCCGATCATCAGCAGGAGGGCGGAGCCGCCGGCGCAGGACGTGTTGGACGCTCTCGGCGCTGACTCGTCAACGCCTCCATCCTGATCACCGGTCGGCTCCGCAAATTGATATTTGCCCACGGTCACAAACCGGAGCAATACGTTGACCGCCCCAAGAGCGGCTGTAAATTCCACAGGGTTGGATTCAAGCCAATCCCTCACTGCCGGCACCAATAAAGAGGCCAGGGCGGCAGCGTTGATCCAAAATGTCCGGCTCAAATACCAGGGCGTATTATTCTTTGCCGTTTGCTGCGTGGCAGCTGCCCCGGCGTTTGATTCGTTCGCCTTCGGCTCGCTCACCCCGACGTTTCCCAACGTGAGGGTTTGTTCGTCATGCGTTCCACTATCCGTTGCAGCTCCAAAATCTTGTTTTTGCGCGTCGTTCATGTGGGCAGTTTAGCCCATTTCCCGGATGGTGCTGCGGCGTTTGCGGCAAAAGCGGCGTTTGCCGCAAAAGCTGTATTTGCGGCATTTGCGGCAAAATTAAAGGGGCAGCGTCAGTTGCTGCATGTCCCGCGCATACTGCACCGCCTGAGCCTGCGCCCTGGATGCGACATCTTTTACTTGCGCCCTGTACATCAAAAATTTACGGCCTCCGCGCCTGGCACGCCAACCGATCAATTCGCCGTCCTCTATCATCCGGCGCACGGTGTCCTGGCTGTAACCAAGGATTCGGGCGGCCTCCGTCACTCCACAAGTTCCCCCCTTCACCCAGCGAGTGATATTTGCGTCCATGTGCATAATATAACACACGGGCAACAGCCTTGTTCCAATATTTCAGGCCATGTAAAAACCCCATGCAATGATATTGCATGGGGTTTGTAAGAGGAATGTAGGAAAGATTATTTGAAAGGATCACAATCCTCTGGATTATTGGGATCATGATAGAAAAAGTCTTCCGTGGTAGCGTGGCTTGTTTCTGTTTTCTTGTAAACGATAACTACATCTTTATCAGTTTCGTACAAAGTACCGACATATTCTTCATCGTAAATAGGATCTAGTAATTTGTGGAGATTATCTTCAACAGTATCTCGATCAACACTCCCCTTTTTTACAAGGTCATCATTGTCTATTTCTTCTTGTACATATTCTTCCGTCAATTGATCTTTTGGGATAGCTCTCCAGTAATAAGTAGTTGTTTTTAATGTATTTAACTGTTTATCAAACTCTTTCTTCTTTAGATATTGAACTGCTTTCATTGGAAATACAGCCTCTGATTGCACCATACGGTAAGTGGTCCATGCTTGCATCAAGGTTATACATGCCGCAAGGCCAATTAGAGTGTATATCTGCCATGTTTTCATCCTACTATTTTTCTCCAAATTACAAATATCCTTTATTCTATGGATTTTAAAATGTACCTCTTATAAATAGGATTTCCCTTACCATCTCTGATATAAACAGCATAAATATCTGCACGAAAAGGCCTATCTAGAGAGTGGGCGAATATCTCTTTTTGTAATTCTGGTGAATCAACAATGAGCTGTTTTACTGTTTTAGGTAAAGGTATATTTTCATCCTCCTCTACTTGTGCTGACCAACTTACTTTCTCCTTACTCTTGCTCATTCGCGTTACGTTTAACAAGACTCCACCAAAAAAGGCTTTTTGCTCCTTTTGTTCCGGCTCTTCGTATTTATCAGGCACAAAATTTAACTGATCTTGTGTCAAAATTGGCGGCGGTAATGCAGACCCTTCTTCTTCATTTCCCAAAGTAATTGCGGAAACAGGTTGTCCATTAGGGGATTTTAATTTAACTAATCCTTTTTTTGCTGATTCAAACAATGTAACTTTTTTTTCCAAGGCTTTATCCACAGCCTCTAAAACCGCATCTATTTCCATTTCTCGTCCTGGATATTGTCTTAGTAATACTTCCTTGAGTTGTGGAGACGTATTTTCCCCAATAATGATGGGAGCATTGTTTTCTATACGGATATCATTTCCTATCAAATTATTCGTTCTACCGCCCTCTTTAAAAACGTCTATTCCCTTCCATAAGACAGCGGCAAGACAGATGGGAATAACGATTTTTGGATCCATACTATTCAATGCTGGTAGAGTTTTTTCAGTAATAAACTTGAGTTTTTTTAACCAAGAACTACCTGATTGTATTGATCCAATGGCAAGCCCTTCCAATGCTACCCGTTCCTGATATACCTCGGAAAGAATCGGAGTACAACTTTTTATTACGCTATCTAATCCGCTCAGAACATCCCTTAAGGAACGTGATGTCATAACTCCATCGTGTGATAATTTGATAAAAAAATCACCAGATAGTTCGTATTCAGATCCTTTCATAGCTATCTCTTCACTCATATTATTTCCGGCAACTTCTTATTTTTTTTTGGTTATGTCAAGAGAACTGTTCCCCCGCGAACATTTTTGCTAAATTTTTTTCAGCCACCCCTGCATGGCTGATTTCAGCATCTTCAGCTTCTCTTCAGACTTGAGAGCGCGGTCTCGCCAATGATTGTCCTGCGGGGCAGGATCTTTTGTGCGAGATGTTTCTCCAGATATAAGCCATTCCATAGACACTTCCAGTGCTTTTGATAGCCTATAAAGCACCTCCGAGGATGGCATGCCTTTCTCATTACAATAGTTTGATATAGCTCCTTGAGGAACACTTGCAATTTCTGAAAGCTCTTTTTGGTTAATGCCTTTCCGCACCATTGCCTCCATCAGTCTGTGAGAAAAATTCATAATTATGATATTTCTTCCTTGCTCTCAATTCATAAATCGTATATCTGATTTCTTATGTTCGCACGAGCACAAGAGAAACACAAGGCCAAAGCCCTGACCGGGAATCTGGTGAAAGCACGGCAAGAACTCAAGGACAAGGGCTGGAGCTATAGAACAGCTGCCCCGGAATTAGGTGTCTGTTACCAGCACTTGGCCAGCGTCCTCACAGGGATAAGACAGAGTAAAGCTCTGCTGGACAGGATTAGCAAGCTTCCTGAACGCCTCCGCCATTAACATCAATATCACTATGCGGGACATTGCAAAATTTGCTGGAGCCGTTGCCGTTATGGCCCTGATGGGCTGGCTGGTGGCCTGGGCGGTGGTGTATTGCCTGGACAAGGAAGCCGCCCAGATCCGCGAGGGCCTCAAGGATGCCCGCACCGCCGTGTTGCCTGTACCCCTCACCAAGTAACGCCATGCAACCTGAGGCCGACGTGAACATGAACACCCCCATGACGGAGGAAGAATGGGCCATTTGGCAGGCCCTCTGGCGGGTGCCGGAATTCCGGCGCCATTATGGCCTGGATCATGCCGGCAGCCTGACACAGCGCGAAATTGGCCTCTATCTGGGCCTGACCCGGCAACGGGTTTTCAGCATTGAGCGCGCCGCCATGCGCAAAATCAAAATCGCTTTCAGAAAATTCAAAGATGAAATATGAGATTCAGATCATGCCTCAAAATGAGGTGACAACTACCAACCGGGATTGGGAAATTGCAATCGTCCGGGCCAACGCGCTCCACGGCCAAATCACCGGATTGACAAATCAGATTCAAAACCTTGAACAAAAACGCTGGATGACGGCGGTGGTGTTGGGCGGGTTGCTAGGTAGAATGAAATCCGCCTCTCAACATGGTGATTTTCAAAAACTATTTAATAGTAAAAAGGATAGCCCCAAAAGCGAATCATGGTTCGTTTTTGATAAAAGGACGGCTCAAAAATACATGAAACTCCACCGGGAAGTGCTCAAGCGCGCCAAAAGGCTGGGCACGGTGGATGTGGCGCTTATAGAAAGCGGACGCCGAGACGCCCGCACGCTGGAAGAGATCAGCAAGCTTTCCGACGCTGACAGTCTCCGGCAAGCCTACTTTGACTTTGGCGTGGTCACTCCGCCCAAATCTCACGGATTCCAGGCATCCGGCAACCCTGACGGACGCCCGGCAAGGGAAAAAGAAACCGATCCAGAAGCGGAACTCGCGGAAGCTAGGAAGCTGGCCGCCTATGCCAAAAACAAACTTTGCCAGGGCTTAAGCGAATTCTGCGATCTTGGCCGCCATGCTCTACTGGACAAGGACGACCTGGCCGCCCTGGAAATCGTGCTGCGCTCCACCCTGGACCAGGTACAGGCCGCCCGCAAATCCGCCCAGGACCGCCCCAGCAATCCGAACAACCTTCCTGTGGCGGATGTGTTTGCCGGTCACGGCGACGGCCTCCCATCAATCCCTTTCCCCGCAGTTTAAGCCACTATGAAAAAAGTACCCGTACCTGCCCATGATCCAGACTGGCTGGCACTTGACATGCCTACCCGCGACCGGGTTTATTGCTGGCTGGCGGCCCTTTCCGACTTGCCTTCCGGCTTGCCGGTATGCGGTACGGGCGGCATCATCGACCGGCTGTCCAAGGCCATGGGGTGCAGCAAGGGGCTTGCCAAAAAAAGATATTATGCCTGGCGGGAAGACCCCGGCAACTGGCGCGCCCTGGTGAACGGCAACACGCTTAAATCCCGCACCGCCGACACGGGAGTGCATTCCCCCCGTTTCATTGCCTGGGGCAAGGCCATATTGGACAAGCACCAGAGATCGGAACAGCAGGGCATTCTGGAAATCCAGCACCGCATCATTTCCGGCCGGGAACAAGTGCCGGGGTTCGAGGACTGGACCAAAGCCACATTGCCGCCCGGATGCTCTGCGGCCAATCTCCGCAAAGTGCTGGCCCGCACCAAAGCCGAAAAACAGCAGGGCAAATGGGGATCGCGCGCCGCCGCTGCCGTGCTGCCTTACGTGCGCACTTCCCGCGTGGGGCTGCCCGTGGGAGGTCAATACATGTTCGACGACGTATGGCATGACCACTACGTCACCTTTGCAGGCAAGCCTGTGCGCGTGCTGGAATTCGGCGCCCATGACGTTGCGTCCGGCTGCCGGTTCGATTGGGGGCACATGCCCTTTGTGACGTTGCCGGATGATCCCAAGAAACGCAAAGCGCTGGATAATGAAATGTTCCGCCTCTTCCTGGCCAACATCCTTTATTCCACCGGCTACCACCCAGATGGCTGCCTGCTGATGATGGAACACGGCACGGCCAACCTTTCAGAAAAATACATTGCGGCGCTTCACGACCGCACGGGCGGCGTGATCCGCGTGGGCATGGGCGGCATAACCGGAGCCGGCAACGCCCTGATGGGCGGCTGGGCCGGACGCGGCGCGGGTAATCCCCGTTATAAAGCCATGATCGAATGCTTGCACAGCCTGATTCACAATGTGCTGGGGGCGTTGCCCGGACAGTCAGGCCGCGACCGCCGCCAGCCGGAAAGCACCGACGGCATGATCGCCTACCAGAACCAGCTGTGCAAGGCGCTGCCGCGCCTGGGCGAGTATGCCGACATGATCAAATCCCCCTTCCTGGATTTTTACCAGTTCAGTCTGATTCTGCGGGACGTGTACGCCATCATCAACAACCGCACCAACCACATGCTGGAAGGCTGGCGGGAATGCGGCCACATGATCCGCGAGTACGCGCTGGCGGAAGGCGTCTGGACGCCGGAGAACAAGCTTCCCGATCCCACCAGGGGACAGGCGGAATTGCAGGCATGGCAGGCCATCCGCGCGCTGGTGCTGGCCGATCCCTCCCGCCTCCGGGAAACGCGCCTGTCTCCCTCCGCCGTGTGGGAACAGGGCAAAAAGCAACTCTGGCGCATACCGCTGGACCTGTACGTCACCCTGCTGGGACCGGAAAAGGTGCGTACCCTGACCGTCAAACGGGGGTACATGACCTTGCAGGACAAAACGCTTTCCCCGGAACCGCGCATCTATCACGCCTATTATACAGACCTTGACGACGGGCGCCGCCATGAACTGGCGGACGACAAGCACGACGTAGTGATCAACCCGTTCAAGCCGGACACGGTGATCGTGCTGGACAAGCGCGGCGGCATCCTGGGGGCGGCTCCGTTGAGCGTGGCCGCCGCCCGGAACGACGAGGACGCCGTGAAATCCCAAATGGGCCTGATCGCTTCCCGCCGCGCTGATCTGATGATGGACTACAAAGTCCGCAATGCCCCCGCCAGGGAAAGCGCGGCGGCTCTCAAGGAACACAATGATGCCGTGCTCCGTCTGGCGCGCCAGCAGCCTGACGTTCTCCCGGATGACCGGGACGCGCTGCCCGGCGCCCCCTCTGTCCCCGGCGTGGACGTGTTCGCCGCTCCATCCTTGCCTGACAGGGAAGACGAACCGGAGCCAGAAGCAGGAGCGGAATATCACCTTTCCCTGGAAGACATGATCCCCGGCTAAAGCTCTTTTTTCAAACAACAACCAAACCAATAACAATATGGACGCAATAGAAACAACCGAATCCCTCTGGGACAATTACGCCGCATCACTGGCGGCATCCGGCTACGATCCACGGACCAAGGACTTGCTTTCCTGGCTGGTGGCGACGGCCAAACAGGAAAAATGGACGCTCAAGCAAACCGCCGAAACTGTGGGCTATTCCCCCTCCACGCTTTCCAAACTCTTTTATGAGAGCCGGGAAGCCGCTCCGGACCAGGTAGTGAACAGCATTGCCAACTTCCGGCGCAGGTACAACAACAAAACGTGGGTTGCGGGCATTCCTTTTGTTGATACGGACATATTCCGCAAAATCACCCAGGCATTTGAATACTCCGTGGAGTACCAGGAGATTGTCAGCTTGGTGGGGAACCCTCAAATCGGCAAAACCTGGGCTTGCGAAGAATACAAGCGGCGCAAGGATATTGCCGACCGTCAAGCCGGTTGCGACACAAGCCGTGTGGTGCTGGTACGCATACCCACGTCCCCATCCGCCTTGCGTGTCGTGAACCTGATTGCCCGTGAATTGGGCCTTGGGCAAAACCTTCGCTATGAAAAGATGGTGGACCGTATCAAGCAGACGGTTACTCCGTCCCATCTCCTGATTTTTGACGAAGTGCATCAGGTGTGCATGACCGGAGCGCGGGGCCTCAAAACCATAGAAACCCTGAGGGAAATCTATGATGAAACGCATTGCGGCATGGCCCTGGTAGGCACGGATGTATGGGGGAAGACCCTTTCCGGGCAGTCCAAAAACGGACAGGTAAAATGGCATGGGATGCCTGCGAGCTGGGAAGGAGTGTTGAGCCAGACCATCCTGCGCGGCATCAATATCTACTTGCCCAAGAACATCACCTATGCCGACCAGCAGCGCGTCTGGCAGGCGTTCGGCTTGCCGGACCCCGACCCGGCCACGCTCAAAATCGTGCAGGAAATGGTCAAGCAGTACGGCCTAGGACGTTATACCAAGCGCATGCGCTCCGGCGCCACGACCGCCCGCAAGGCCGGCAAGGAATTTACATGGGGCTATTTTGTAGCCGTCCACAAACAACTGGAAAAACTGGCCACTGCCTCCTGACTATGCCCGCGCCTTTATACATTGCCCTGATCCGGTATGCCAACGGCACGCTGGACATCCGCACCTACATCACCTCCGCCACCATGCGGGCAGACAGCAAATGCGTCCGCATCGTGGTGGATTGGGAGGAAAGGAACAAACTACAGCACATCATCCGCACGGGCCAGGATTGGCCCGTGAACATCCCCGCAGACCAACGGGACGCCATGCTGGGCAAGCTTACCCGCCTGATCGCCCTTCATGATGATCAAGTTTCATAACCACACCACGATCATGTACGGCACCAACAACAATAAAAACTGCGGCACTTTGGCGACGCCATACACCTGCTCAGACGGTTACTCGAGGATGAGATATTCCTTGTAGGAAACCATGATCCAGCAAGAAAAAACTAACCTCTGATCATCATAGCTATCATGAAAGATCTAGTGGCAGAAAAGTGATCAAATGAGAAAACCGGCCGTTTTCAGAAAGAGACGAGAGGGAAATATATGAGGGAAAAATGTATTTTGAAAATGCTCCTGAATAGTGAGGGCGCATTTCATGCATACCTCACGAACAGAAAAAAGAAAAAAATGAATAATTCCCATATTCGTCGATTCAAGTCAAAACTGCTGGCATGTTCCGTATCTCGAAATTTCCACCTTGCTAAATTGGAATGGAAACACGTAGAAACGTATTTTCCCGAAGACGGAGAATTTGGAACGTGTATTTGCGGCCATCTCATCATTGAGCATTGTGTAATCAGAAATATTCACAACGGAATTTCTCTCATTGTAGGAAACTGTTGTGTGAAAAAAATTCTAAATATTGATGTATCCAAAAATTTTTCCGCTATGCGGAGAGTTCTGAAGGATATTACTAAACCACTTAATCTATCATGTTTACAGGAAGCACTGATCAACAAAACTATTAATAATACCGAATATATATTTTATTCTGAAACATGGCGTAAGAGGAACCTTTCCTCTAAACAGATAAAATGGCGCATTGCTATCAATGAAAAAATCTTGAGGACAAAAAAAATGACCATTGAACTTGAAACTATCTGCACAAAAATCTGCATGGAATTAAACCGTTTCCCCGGTCTTGGTAACGCTTGGACAAACTGCGATTCCCGTTGGCCTGGGAAAGTTGCCATCAAGCTAGAGCAGGTTGGGGATGTATGGATTCCGGTCAAGGGACAAGAATTCTATGACTGGATTACTGACCCCAAACGGACCTTGAAAGATGTTCTCCAAACAATCCACCGCAAGCAAAAATCACTTAACAAAAAACGTACACACAACAATGGCTAAAATAACAACACGCAACACCGGGCTGTCCACATTGGCCGAATATGAACAATGTCTGGACAAGATTGCCGATTTGACTGTCAAGCGAGACAAGGCACAGGCCCAGCTGGACAAGGCCATCCTGGCCGCCCGAGAAGAATACGGCGGCGTGATTAAAGGTCTCAACAACCAGATTACCGTCAAGCTGGCCCAGGCCGAGCAATACGCTACCCGCAACCGGGAAACTCTGCTGCAAGGTGATTCCAAGTCCGGAGAGACTGGCAAAGCTCGCTGGGGCTGGCGGCTGGGCAACCCCACCTTGGTACTACTCTCCCGCAAATTCACCTGGGGAGCCGTCTGCGCCAGAATCAGGGAAATGGGCCTGACCTCCTATCTCAAAGTGTCCGACCCCAAGCCCGACAAGGACAAGCTCAAGGCCGATCTGGATGACGAACGGCTGGCCTCCCTGGGATTGCGCATTGAGCAGACGGAGGCTTACTGGGTAGAACCAAAAACCGACACGGCGGAAAGGATCAGCGCATGA